AAGCTGCCATCTGATTCTACTGGCCAAGAATAAAACGGGATATAGAAATCTTCTCCGATTAGCAACGATTGGATATGGTGACAAGGGGAATAAACCTGATAATTTCTTCTACACAATGCGGCTCACTACCGAGGATATTATCGCTCATAAAGAAGGTCTGATTATTTCCTCTGCTTGCATGGGTGGTCTTCTCAATCCGCGAAACGGTGACGAGTGGGACTATGACCTTGCCTATGACCGTGCTAAGACCTTCCAAGATGTTTTTGGTGAGGATTTTTATGTTGAATTGCAGCTCGGTACAGATGAAGAGCAAAAGAAGTATAACCAGAACATGCTTGACCTCGCCACGGACTTAGGTATCTCTGCTTATGTTACTGAGGACTCTCACTATGTCAACAAAGATGAAGCGGACACACATAGGAAATGGCTCGGTATCGACGAAGACAGCACTTACTATCAGACTGACGATTACTATATCCATTCCGAACAGCAAGCACGCGATGCTCTGAGCTACCTTGACGGCACTATTGCTGATGAGCTAATCGAGGAAACTGAGCGTGTAGCGGACAAGTGTGAGCAGGTAGAGATTCCTTTTGGAGAAAAACATTATCCTGTCTTTGAAGTTCCTGACGGCGAAACGCCCCTCTCTCAGATGTGCAAGCTAGTAGCGGATGGGTTCAAAAAGAAGATTGTCGGTCATGTTCCTGAGTCAGAATATCCCAAGTACAAAGCGCAGATTGACCATGAAATCAAGGTTCTCGATAAGATTGACTATACGAACTACATGCTTATGACAGAGGACTTTGTAAGAGGATGTCACGACCTCGGTATCAGGACGGGTATCGGACGTGGTAGTGTCGGTGGCTGTCTTGTTGCTTACCTCATGGACATTACTCGCATTGACCCTATCAAGTACGGGCTTATCTTTGAAAGGTTTGCACACGACAAAAGAAGTTCGAGCGCAGATATTGACACGGATGTTCCCAACAGTAGGCGCGGCGATGCTATCCAATATCTTGTAGACAAGTATCACGAGGTATATCACGTTCGCACTTTTGGACTGATGGGGGAGCGTGCGGCAATTCAAAGAGCGGCTAGAAGTCTTGGCTATGAACCTTCTGCGATTCGCAATCTTCCTAAGACCATTGAAGAACAGACCGATGAGCGTTTGAAAGACCTTGCGATGAAGTATGTTGGCATTATTCAAAACTATGGCTGTCATGCAAGTGCTGTCATGCTTTTTTCTAGTGACCCTACGGAGTGGTGTGCTATTGAGAAACAGGGAGAAGACTATGTGTGTGCCTATGAGTATCACGACCTCGAAGCCATGGGACTACTCAAAGAGGACGTTCTGGGCATTAAAACGCTTGACGTGATAGATAACACCTGTAAGATGGTGGAGGCACGTTACGGCGCGTCTGTGGACGTAGACAACCTTCCTGACACAGATACGGCTACCTTCGATATGCTGAACCATGATGATGTTCTCGGATGTTTTCAGATTGAGTCTGGTGGTATGCGGAAAATCATTCAAGACATCAAACCTCAAAATGTGTTCGATATTGTTCCGTTGGTGGCATTGTATCGTCCTAGCACTATTCAGAGCGGCATGGTTGATGAGTTTACGAATCGGAGAAAAGGACAGCCGTTTACATACATCCATCCTTGGGTAGAGGATTGCTTGAAAGATACCTATGGTGTCATGCTTTATCAGGAACAGGCTATGCAGATTGTACAGGCTATAGCAGGGTATGACCTTGGTCAAGCAGATGTGTTTCGTCGTGCTATCGGTAGGAAGATTCCAGAGGAGATGGCTAAACTTGTCCCTCAGTTTGTGAATGATTGCGAGAAACGTGGTGTAAGTCAAGATGTCGCTCAAAAGTTGGCAGAATGGTTGTCCAATGCGGCGGCGTATCAGTTCAACAAATCGCACAGCGCGGCTTACGGCTATACTTGCTATCAGACGGCATACCTCAAGGCTCATTACCCTGCTGAGTTCCTTTGTGCCTATCTCAACGCCTACAACGGAGACAAACAGGAAGACCTTCTAGTATATGTCAATGACGCTCGTCGGCACGGTATCAAGATTCTCCCTCCCGATGCGCGTTCACATACCTGTGATTGGGAAGTGGTTGACGATAAAACTATCAGAATGGCTATTAACTATATCTCTGGCATTGGCGATATTCCTGTTCCTCTTGACTATCAGAGCTATAAGAAACTCCCAAAGGACAAGGTAGAAAATCTTATCAAAGCAGGAGCACTTGACTTCCTCGGTGACAGGAGTGAACTCTTGCAGGATGTATACCAGAGCGGCACGCTTGACAAGCTGAACAGACAGCTTTCTACCGTGAAAGAGCGAATCGAGAAGAATAAGGCTATCTATGAGACAGCGAAAGACGGTACGAAGAAGAAGAAAGAAGCTCATAAGAAGTATCTTGATTACAGCTCTAAGTATTGGGACATCGAACAGAAAATCAAAGAGGTTAAGAATACCGACGAAGACTATGATTACAAGGCTGGAGAGCTGGAAGTGCTCGGCATGACCTTTGAAGATATTTTCGCTGATTATGATACAAGTAAATATCAGGCTCCCGATGAGCAAGACAAACGTGTCCGTATTGTTCTCGGTGTTGTGCGACGTATCAAACATTGGAAACAGAAAAACGGTAAGCCTATGATGTTCTTTACTCTGGAATGTCCCGATGGAACTCAGCACGATATGGTAATGTTCAATAGTGTTTATGTACCAATCGAGACGAATAAAATCTATCGGATGTCTGTTGTTGGCAACAAATTTAGGAGTATTATTTAATATTAACTAGCATGATTTAGGTCTTGCGGATTCTCCTGCTATTCAATATAATGTAAATAGAGTCTTGTGACGCTCTACGATGTTATCTAACTAGTTATGAAAGAAAAGCATACTATCATATTTGAATAAATAAATTTCGTTGCTTTTTATACTAGGACAAAGTAAAAATTATATGTACTGATAACATGCGATTGCACATTGTATTATTTATTGGTAAGGAGTGTGTTCGAATGGTAAATAATAGTAAGTCAACACACATTAGCGGAGATTATCTGTTCGAGACTATTAAGAGATATACCAAGCAGCATAAAATCTCTGCCGCCGAGTTTTGCCGTAGCATTGGCTGGAAACCACAATACCTACAAGCGATGAAGGGTAGCCGTGTCTATCTCAAAAACATCATCAAAGCCGCAGAGGGCATGAATATCCCTGTCGATACGCTGTTAGGTGAAGCTAGTGTTTCTGAACAACTTGTTACACTCCCTGCTGATGTGGAAAAATGGATTCACACAAGAGAAGGGCGCGACTATCTCGTAAGGGGTTACGCCGCTTATAAGAAGAAACAAATCGAGGAAAAATTACGGCTGGAAAAAGAAGCAGCGGAGAAAAACCTTGCGTCTGACCTTGAGAAAGCCGTATTCGCTTTATATCCGATGAAAAGAAAAAATAAACTATAAAAAGAGGGCTGCTTTCGCAGTCCCCTTATTTTTTTGCCTATTTTCAGATGTAGCCTGTCATATTCCCCATCTTAGGCTCGTCTTGGTGTTTCTCTACGGTCTGTTTTGGCTCTTCTACCTTTGGCGGTTCTGGGATTGGCTCGGAGAGGATGTCGCTAACCACTTTCTTTACGTCATCGTCTCCTAAAGGTTCTTCCTCTTCCTGTTTTTTGGAGTAACCTTCTCTCTCGAATAGTGGGGCAAGTCCAGCGATAACCTGTTCCGCACTGCCGCCTGACTTCATACGACCTACGCCGATGCTCAAGATGCCAGCTTCTTCAATGGTCAACGGTCTGATTAAGTCCCTGATAACCATGATATGAAGGAACTGACTAGGAGTAAGACCGAGCTGGTTCATGCGTTTTTCCACATAGTCCCCGATAAGCCCAGGAAATACTACTGAGACTCTCTTGCTCATTTCAATTCCCCCTCGTAGTAACTCCTCACATTCGCGAATACTGGGTTAGACGGAATAATAACTTTTTCGCTCTCTCCAGTAAGAACCTTTACATGCTCTTTTACAAACGGCTCAACATAAGAACTACCGCCGCCGATAAGGTATACTGCATCGAGTTCATGGTAGTTCCATCCAAGATTACTGGTTGCGCTCAGAATCTTACGCGCCATGTCCTCAAACGCACGATTCTTATCTTCTTCTATTGCTTCGCGGTTCAAGAACTTAGATACCAGATACCACTCAGTATCGATGTCGCAGACACGATTAAGCGCTTTCTGGATGTCAAGGTATGCCGACTTGCAACCGAGTTTTGTGAGACTACCGCACCTATCATCATCAAGCGTGCCGTAGTTGTAGTAGGCGAGGTCAACTGTTTTCTGTCCCACGTCGATGATACCGATTGCCTTGTCTCTGATATTCTCGTCCTGACGCTCTAGGAGGTTGTATACGGCTTCTGACTGGGGATATACCTTAATAGCCGTGATGTTGATTTCTCGCGTCTCTCCGTTGAAAATAACGTGGTATACGCCTTTCAATCCTTCAACAGATTCCTTCATCGTCTCCATGTCGCTAATCGGAAGACCAAGAAGAACCTTATCGGAGAAATCCCCTCTCGTTGTAGCGCAAATCGCAGAGAGAATGAAGAGCTTGTGACGGAGGAGGTTGTGACGCTCCATCTGTGACTCCCCACCTTTATGCAGGGCTGTGATACCAACATGATACCTTTCACCGTCAAGTTCAAGGAGCATATCTCTTGGGTCGTTCACGGCTTCGGCTGCCTTGGCGCGGTAATAGATAGAGGGGAACACGTTTAAGGTTTCGCCGTCATACACCTTAGTGTTACCGAATCCTACGTCGATAGAAATCATGGCAATTCCTCCTTCTCGATAAGCAAAAATCATCTACGCTCACATTGTATAACACTATAAGCGATACGTCAAGAAAAAATATCATTGAGTAATACTCAGTAATATACCGAACCTTTTGTGTAAATATTTGCTTTTAAGCGTTGACTACATAAGGGTTAGCGAGTTATCATATAAGACGTAGGTAGCAATCTGTGAAGCACGAGTTATCCACAGCGTTATCCACATTTCCTTGAAAATTGAACAAAAAAAATGCTCCCAAGTGATTGGCGTCACTTAGAAGCGGCTTTACTGGTCTACCTTTACACCACCCAGTAGAGCGAGCGCGGCTGGTAATCTTCACACCACTCAGCTACGCAAGTCGGTGAAACAAAATAAATAGACAACACCTGTTTCATCAACTATCTACGACTATTATAACATAGTCTAGCATCTGATTCAAGAAACAAGAGCGTCTGATGCACCAAAAAGGTGTGTTGGACGCTTATTTTTTTATTAAAAATGGAGGTACAACATGAAGTTCAAACCGAACGACACTATTAACGGTATCAAAATGACATCCACACATGTATTGCTGTTCGAGAGAATTGAATATCTTTCCGCAAAAACAGGTTCATGCTGGGCGAACAATCGAAGCCTTGCAAAGATGATGGGTAAATCCATGTCGCGTATCAGTCATATCATTACCGACCTTCGCCGCGCTGGTCTTGTTGCCGTCAAGCTCATGTACTCTCCCAAAATCCCTAAAATGGTGCTTGGCCGCTATGTCCGCATCCTCGAGAAGCCCATGACATGCCCTATGGCTACGAATCGCAAAGAACAAACTAGAATAGTTAAAACAAATAATAACGATGTTGAGAAGGAGACTGAGACTAGCCACCATGCCGCCGTTGGACAGAAAGCTGCTGCCCTCGGTATTTCCCCCGTCCTCTACGCAACGAAAGTTCTGGAATACGGACGCAAGCTGGCTGGCAATAAGCCGTGCTCCTTCGAGGAGATGAAAGAGCTTGGCGTAAACTACGTTGAAGAAAAGCTCGCCCTTCTCAATAGCTCCCTCTCTGTCAAGAATCCTATTGCCTACTTCTTCGCTGCTCTTAAAAACAACTGGCAACTCGGCAAAAAAGCTAAGAAGGATATTGGGAAACCTGCTAGAAACCATGCCGTTGTCTATGCCGTCGATGTGAAGCCTATCGTCTCTTCAAAAAAAGCTATCGATTCTGACTTTATGCGTAGTCTCTCTAAGACAAACCCTGCTCTCGCTGTACGTCTCGCAAAGCGTCTTTCTAAGTAAAGTTAAGATTGACACTAATCGAACAAAGTGCTATTATTGATTTACCACGAGAACGTCTGCCGAAAAGTATTACTGCGTAAATGAATTTTTTATTGACGTAAAGCTCTAACTCTGCTATACTGGTATTATCACATAGGAGGTCGTAAGAATGACGTTTATCCACGAAGAATTTGGAGTGCTCACGGACGAAGTAAACGAAGCAACAGCTTATTGCAAAAACTGTATAAAACACGGTATTCCAATCAGGATTTACGCCGTTGATTCTCACGGTACTCGCTATGTGCCAAAGGTTAATATTCAGTTCAAGATGGAGGAAGAACAAAATGGCAGAAAAAAATGTAGCTGAACTGCTCCGCGCACCGTTTTCCAGCAAAGAGATTGAGTGGCGTGTAGGTAGTACCTTCAAAGACCGTCAGAGCGGCACGATGCTTGCCTATGTCTCGGCACGTGGCATCCAGAACCGTCTCGATGAGGTCTTCGGCGTAGAGGGCTGGAAAGACAGTTTTGAGACTTGCTCTAAGGGTGTTATCTGCACTCTGGCGTGTGAGTTCGGCGGCAAGACTATCATCAAGTCGGACGGAGCTGAGTTCACGGAACAGGCTTCTCCTCTCAAGGGTGCTATCTCTGGTGCTCTCAAGCGTGCCGCGGCACAGCTCGGTATTGGTCGCTACCTCTATGAGCTTGATTCTCCGCGCGTTGACCTGCATAATGGACGCTTCTACGGTAAGATTACTCTCCCCGATTGGGCGCTCCCAGAGAACGAGCGTAGTGGCAATCTCGAAGCCAAGGTAGAGTATGACAAGCGGCAGTCCTACGGCTCAAGCAGCACATATCAGAAGCCTGTCGATACGGCAAATGCACCTGAGGAAATCCAGAAGCTCCTCGATATGGTGGTGAGTGACGGCAGTATGAACAACGGTAAAAAGTTGTCCGAGGTTTCTATGAAGTCTCTGACGTGGATGAAGTTCAACAGCAATGACCCAGTTCTCAAGGAGGCTGCGGCCAAGGTGCTTGATTTCAAGTTCCCTCGTAAATAATACTATTCCGTGGACGGTCATAACAGGCCGTCTTTTCGTGTAATACTTACATCTTTTTTTACCCATAGAGTAGTAACTTATACTATCAAATATAAATAGATACTACTTTATGAAACACTTTATTAATACGATTCAAGGAGGTGACTGTATGACTAAGGAGGAAACTATAGAATTTAGTAAGATGGATTTCAATAAACAGGTGCATAAGTGCTGTCTCACTTGGCTTCAAAATATCCATCTGAAACCATTCGTAGGAGGTAAGCCGCGTAAGGAGTATTTCATTTGTCGGAGTTATCTTATGAAGCTACCACGGCAGACCATAAAGAATATCTGTGTGATGCTGACTGAGACGGAGATTCCTGTTGAAGATGTGTACTCACTTGAGCGTATATCTCAGATATGGGTTGAGAGTCGGCAGTCCGAAGAAGAGAAGAAAGCCGTTAAGAGTATTACGGATAAGAAGGAATATGACATCGACTTGAAAGGATTTCTTGGTACATGATTTTAAGAGCACTAATCGACCAGATAGACCTCGTGGAGTATTGCGAGAAGTTCACGGAGCTTACATGTCAGGGAAATGTATATCGTGGTGTCTGTCCGATTTGCAAGCACGACAATGCCACGGAGTTCTGCGTGTATGACCATAAGACGTTTCATTGTTGGGCGTGTGGCAAGAGCGGTGATGTAATCAATCTAATCGAGGAAATGGAACAGGTTGACTTCTTTACCGCTTGTGAGATTCTTGCTGACGAGCTTAACGTTGATATTTCTCAAGACGAAGGGTATGTGAAGCGCAAGAGTATCGTCAACTACAACGAAGAAGCGGCAGAGACGTATCACAAAAACGTCAAGGTCGTGCATGACTACCTCACAAAAGAACGCGGTCTTACAGAAGAAACGATTAATGAGTTTACGTTGGGCGCGGATAATCATGGAAATGTGTTTATTCCGTTTGTCGATACTAACGGTCGCTATGTCGGCTATGCTTTACGGCGATTCGAGGGAACTCCTAAGTATCTAACCAACAAGAACGACGATATTTTTACGAAATCTAAGTTCCTGTTCAACCTCAGAGGGGCGAAAGAACGACTTACCAATACGCTGTTTCTCGTAGAAGGATTCTTCGACGCGATGAGTCTTCACCAAGCTGGATATGCGGCGGTTGCCTACAATTCCTCTCAGCCGTCTAAATATCACCTCGAAGAGCTACAAAAGATTCATAGGATATATGAGTCTCTTACCGTGGTGCTCGTCCCTGATAATGACGGTGTAGCTTATCCGCTGCTAACAAAGGTGAGGAAGAACGTTCTGAAATATGCCGCCGATGTGCCGTTCGAGGTGCTGATTCTTCCTGACGGTATCAAGGACGCTAATGAGTATTTTACAAAGGGAAACAATGACCTCGACTCTCTTGAACGTGTATCGCTTGACCTCTTTGTGTTGGAACAGGAGCTTAATAAATGTTCCTCCGAATCGGCAGAGAAGAAGGTAGCGGAGAGCTTTTCAAAGAGTATCAAAGACAACTTGACATTAATTTCTATTGCCGACATGCTTGCTAAGAGATGGAAACTGGAGCGTCCTGCAATTCTTGATTTCTTACATGTGTCACAAGAGGATATTCGTCTCGATGAGGATTTCAAAGCGCCAGAGCAATGCCTAGAAGAGACGAGAGCGATGCTTGAAGAGAAGAGCGTCCAGTATGGTATCACAGCTGTTGACGATGGTGTGAGAGGTGGGGGACGGCGTAAGGATGTTACCTTCATTGGTGGATATAGCGGCGCAGGAAAGACCTTCATCACCGTCTGTATGTGCGTGGATATGGTGGTGAGACAGCGTAAGAATATCCTCTATTTCTCAATGGAGATGAGCGCAGGAGCACTTTATGAGCGCGTGCTGGCGTGTATGCTGGCAAGACCTGTTGAAATCGTTGACGAGATGATTAAGCAGGGAGATGTGCTCGTATATAACTGTCTCGATAAGCTCAAGGAACATCTGTACATTATTGATAAGAACGGTCTGGACATCAAACAGGTGGATTCTTACATCAAGGATGCAAACGCAAAGCTCTTCGAGGGGCAGTTGGATGTTGTTTTTATCGACTACATTCAGTATATGAAGAACTGTTCTCAGTTCGAGTTTCTTGCTGAGACGGCTAAAGGAATGAAACCACTTGCAAAAGACAATAACATTCATGTGGTTGTTCTGAGTCAGTTGAATCGCGGTAGCCGTATCTGGGAGAAGCCTAGCATGGCAGACCTCAAAGGCGGCGGCGACCTTGAAGCGAGTGCGGATAACATCTTCCTGCTGTGGAGGCCAGGTAAAAATCCAGAGCTTATGCCAGAAGAAGCGGAGCTAAAGAAGAACAAGGTCATGCTCGGTGTTGGCAAGGCTAGACATGGTACGAAGGTGGAAGAAGTAGAGCTAGTGATGGATTTGAATACGAGTAGAATCCGTCTCGCAGATTAAAATAGACAGAGGAGAAGTGATAAATTGCCATATAACAAATACATCTGCCCTGATGGGAAGGATGTGCAAATCGAGAAGTGTTTAACGAAGTGTCGAATCGGAGGATGTTTTGATGCAGGGAGGTGCTTATCTCACAGGACGCTCAAGGCTATTTCAGAGCAAAGAGAGTGGACTGGAAAGCCATCTGCTACGCAGCTCCTTAGTGGGACTAGAGAAGAGTATTTGAAGCTAACGAGGAACTACTCAATCAACCCACAAGACAGTATTTTCGCTATCTTTGGTACAGGCTGTCATGCTTTCCTCGAACAGTTCCTTGAGAATGACCAGATGGTTGCAGAGAAACGGCTCACAGACCCAACAGGGACGTATACAGGACAGTTTGACTGCTATGATGGCAAGAGACATATCCTGTACGACGTGAAGACCTATGGGAGCCTTAAGACGGCTCATGCGATGGGGCTGGTCAAGCATAAAGAACCTGTCATCGGTAAGGACGGAAAGCAAGAGAAGTGGAGGAACGGTAAGAAGAAGTACAAAACATACTACACGCGCGGTATCAGGGATGTACATGATGTTGCCATTCAGCTCAATGCTTATCGGATAATGGTAGAGTCTATCGGCCTTCCTGTTGATGATATGCAAGTGGAGATATTTACACGCGATGCTGGGACGTTTTCTGCTCGTGACCGCGGTGTGAATACCAATATGCAGCTTATCCGTATCAATAAGATTTCCGATGAGTGGATTCAGAAGTACATGCTGACCAAGGCTCACAGGTTGCAAGAAGCACTAGAAGCTCATGTAACTCCTCCTCCATGTTCTTATCGAGAGAGATGGGGAGGGCGCAAGTGTGCAGGGTTCTGTCCAGTCTGGAAGTATTGTTCTTTCGGAAGGAGCGCACATAAAAAGAAATGATTGTGGCAGTTTTATCGACTAGCGTGATGCCTAAAGACGGTGTTTACAGTATCTATACCATTCCTCGAAAAGCGGTACATATCGAAGGTGTTCCACACTATATAGGACATCCTTGCACCAAGAGAATTATTGAGGAGATGGGAGCGGTACAGGCGAATAACCGTTCATTCAAGGGATTGCATATCGGGGAAGAAGCGTTATGCGTCCCTATCAAACACGAAAGGAATAAAAGGGAGCACAGGTACACAAGAGCTAATCAAAATGTTACCGTGGATGATTTGTGCTTTCGAGTATTGAAGAGGTTAGCATGAAAAGCGAAGAAACACTAAAGCTGGAACATGCCCTTATCAGAAAAACGGTAGAGTTCAGAACTTTCGGTTGTCCAGAGGTAACTATTGGCTGGTATGGAAAAAAGCGCGTTGACTTTATGCAGACAAACACGAAGGGGACAATCTGGTGCTATGAGATAAAGGTTTCTGAGGGGGATTTCCACAGCAAGCACGGACACAATTTTGAAGGTCACTACAACTACTATGTCATGCCGAGAGCTTTATATCAGGCCGTGAAGGACAAGATTCCCGATGAGATAGGCGTTCTTGTAGGTACTGACCTTGAATGTGTGAAGAAAGCTAAGAGAAAGAGCATGAGCAAATCGAGGGAAAATGACATGAAAATGTACCTGATTCGTTCATTGTCAAGAGAATTAAAAAAGTCATGGAACAGTAAGGATAAAGTTTTCCTCGCTGGATTGATGAGAGAAATTAGTCATTTAAGGAAAAGGAGAAGAAAATGAAATTTTCATACGAATTTCTTTTTACCGTTGGATTTATGCTTTTGCTGTCTGCCGTAGGGCTTGGAATCGAATGGTATGTGTACGATACGGGGCAGCTTAAAGAACACATGACGTTCCTAGAATGGCTGTTGATTCAGAAATGAAAAATTTCTGTCATATTTTGTTAGAGGAATAGGAGGAAGGAGAAGAAGATGAACAAGGATAAACTTTCAGACGTTTTGGCAATAGCTGAAATCATGGACATTCTGAACAAGAGCGGAGCAGACATTCCGAAAAGTGTCTTTAGTTTTCTCGCAAAGTCGCTACTTAAAACCCTGAAAGAAACCGAGTTTATCGCACCTCAATACGATGATTTAAGCGATGAGGAAAAAGCCGAAGTAGATAAAATCGTAAACAAGATGATGGGACGCGGATAGGAGGAAGGGAGAAAAAATGAGCAAAACAGTACGCTATAACATTGAAGTAAAAGATTCAGTAGTTACAACTATTTTATCTGATAAATCTGGTACGTATGTGTCTGAAATAAGTTGTGATAACAATGATTCGGAGTCCGTACTTAAAGCAATCAAGAAATCCATTTGTCATGCAAAAGAAAACATGGAAACTCACTGGCCTAAGTACAACGATTCGTATTACACGCCTAATTTTGCAAGCAAAGACTTGGTTCGTGTAGAAAATTGGCTGTCATGCACATGGGACCGTAACCTTAAAAATAACAAACTTGTTTTTATGACAAAAGATGAAGCGGTAGCGGCGGCAAAAAAGATGCTTAGAGCAATCTCCCCGCAAGAAGAGGATAAAAATGAGTAGAACAGTAGAAGAGCTAAAGAAAATCTATAAAGAAATAGATTGTGCAAGCTATATTGCGTGTAAGCAGAATAATGATAGCTGCGAAGATTGCCCTTATGATTCGCGCAAAGGCTGCATTTTCGACGGAATCAAAGAGGATATGGAACGTTTGATTATTGATGCAAAGTGTGGAGAAATTTTATGAGCAGAACAGTATATTACGACACAAACGGAAATGAGACTTATGAAGAAGATTGCACCAATGATGCTCCGACGTATGCACAAGAGCAGCTTGCGGACATCGAACGACGTGAAGCCGTGAACCACCCAGCTTACTATAAAACAGGCGGTGTTGAAGCTATTGACGTGATTGAAGCATGGAACTTGGACTTCTGCCTTGGGAATACGGTGAAGTATATCGCTCGGTGCGGTAAGAAATCTGACAAGGTTTTTGAAGACCTCCAAAAAGCTGCGTGGTACTTGAACCGTGAGATTGAGAGGATGGAACGCGAATGACTTTAGAACCTGACAAGTTTTACAAAGTGACCAAAGGAAATACAGACAGGAGTGTTCTAACTGGGGACGTAATTTTTATCGACGGTAAAGACGGTGCGCTCGTAGTTCCCGCGGCAAAAGGTTGGCTTGGAAAAGACGAACAAACACAATCCGTCATGGATTTTGAGTGTATTCGTATATAGGGTGGTGATTAAGCAAAATGGACGCGATTATCTCTCCAGCATGGTTTTATTTAATCTATGTACTCAATGCAATTCATGGTTTATCACTTTTCATTCTATTTGTATCAGGATTCGCAATGATTATGCCTATTTTGGTTGACTGGCCTGATGAGAAAAAAGTGATGTATATTAAAATCTGTGCGGTTGTAGCAACAATATGCCTTATCTTGCTGGTATTTATCCCAGATAAGAAAACGGTTTATGCAATGATTGCTGCATCTGTTATCACACCAGATAATATTTCTATTACAGAAGACCATATTGTAGATTTTATTTCTAGAATTGCGGAAGTTGTTCGCGAAACGAAATGAATGTAAAACAAATATTATCTATTCGGAGGAAGAAATATGAGACAGAGCGCGTGTGAGTTAGTACGCAAGGGTGAGGAAAAGAGAAAAGGAAACGCAGTTGAATCAATTAAGACAACTAGCGGCAGAAAAATCTATCTGTGCGGGGGAAGGTATGATGCAATGACGGACTATACGTTACCTGAGTGCCACAGATGCCCGCTGTTCGTCAATCGGTATACATTTGTTGACGAGAGGGAGCTTGCAGAAAATGGCATTTTGCGGCCAGAAGAGCATATCATCTGAGGAGTGATAGATATGAATGAGAGAACAGAACTCACCATGGAAAAAGCAGAGCTGTGTAGATTACTTGTGAACTCTCTGTGTAGAGATGTTTGTGGAAGAGCTGATGCAGATGAGATTGGAAAGACGGCGGGCTACGGCTATACCACAGCTTCGTCAGCGTGCAGCATTAAGCGCAAGATTACGACTCTTAGAAAAGAGCTTTTGGAGCTTAAAATGCTGATTTAGCGGTAACTATATGCTATTTGTTTTAATTAGTTTTAATTAGTCGCAAGTTTATTCATAGAAAGTTGAGGTAACTATGATTACTTTTTTGAGCTATGTTGCCGTGCTTATCTTTGGAGCGCTTCTTGGGGCGATTGCCGAGGCGCTTTATATCATTAAAAAAGGTGGTGGTTTCAGATTTGATAACAATTACTATCTACGATGATGCTATACAGGGGACGCTGAAAGAAATGAGCATCAACGTGAACGGAAATGAGGATATTGTGAACGTGGTAAATCACGCGAAGGAGTTATGTTGTTTATGGTTCGAGAGGAAAGCGAATGGAAAAAGAAGAGAAGATTGATGAGCTAATCGAGAAAATGAAAGAAGTCATTATGCTTGCAAGAGAAGTCGGCTGGGGCAAGTACGAACTGGCCGTGTCTGTCGCTTGCTCTTGGGACTACTATCTGGGGTTCGACGCATGATTACGAAGGTTGAAAATATTGACCGCTCCCCATCGAGAAAACGGTTTGCTACATACATTAAGGGAATGACTGTGGAAGACATGATTCACGAACTAAAGAAATATCCCCCTAAAGCGAAGGTACACACCTATACAGAGGATGGAGCGTATAACTTGGTTTGTAGGGTTATGCAGGAAGGATGGCATGGAAAGGTCGTGGTGTTTTGAAGTGTAAGGACGCTGTTGAAGATTGCGAGATGAACAACATGTGTTGCGATTTCTGTACGCGGAATAAACTGGATTGTGACGGTTGTGATGAGGATTGTCTTACCTGTGGATGCGCTATTCCAGAAAGCGATTTTGACAAAAAGTATTTAGCAGGGGATGCTTTTGACGCAGTATTTGAGGATGGAAACTGGAAATGCAAATAATTGAACGTTCGGTATTCGGTGAAAGGAATGTAGTGACGCTCCACTCTTATAAGATGAACATACAAGACTTTTCGAAGGAGAATAAAAAACTCGCTTACCAAAATATAAAAACCCTTGAAGACCTCTTTTCCTCTATCGTGAATGGACATAATAAAGTGGTCATTGGTAACGATATGACTCTCTTTTTACATAAATACGATACACAGGTGTGCGTTATACATGACAAGTTTTCATTAGGTATTGTTTTCATTAATTCTGTTTATGGAGGATTCTTCCGAATCGAATTGTACGGTGACTACATTATCTCTTTTATCGAAGGAGAAACAAACAAGGATTCTTTGAGAATTACGGTCAGGGAGGATAGATAATGGAACTCAGTAATAAAATCAGAGAGGAAATTATCCGTATGTACTCCGATGTGTGTGAAGAAATTTCTATGATTCCAAAAGAAGAAAGTGATTACTCTCATGGATATACGGACGGCAAATCGGAGACATTGGTTGCTCTGAGTGTTACGGCTGGTATTCCAGCAAGTGTGATGAAGAATATCAAGAAGTCGTTTTTGAACAGAGGAGGAAACAAGTAATGGAAAACCTTGATGTCGTGGGTCAAAACCCAGAATTGGGGACTAAGGAGTATCATACATGGAAGTACACAGGGAAAAGTTCGGATATTTGCTTCTGTTTAGCCGATTGCGCCGAGACAAGCTGCCATAGAAATAAAGATTCTGAGTTCTGTAAAAAGAGTATGAAACAGTCCCCTGTCACTATGGGAGATTTGTCGTGGAGTTGTGAGGAGTACAGGAGGAGCAAATGAAAGAAATTATCTGTATTATCGGTGGTTTACTTTGGTTTATTCTCGTTGCCGTAGTCTGTTTCCTTATACTTTTGGCAAGATTTATCATCATAGTTTTAGCGGTCGGTGTGGGAGTTTTCTTGCTCTTGAAACTCTTGGAATTTGCAGGATTTATTCTTTGAGGAGGAATAGATAATGAATATTCTTTGTAAGCTCTTCGGACATAAGCGGAAAGGAAAGCGTATTCCAGCGTATGTAATTTCTTCTAGCTATATGAACGTGAACGTAAAGATTTATGATGTTTGCAGGTGCGATAGATGCGGAAAGGTGATTCTGTCTCCGCTAGATTGGTATGATGATTTCTGCTCCGATGCGTCATGGAAAGCGGACAAGGAAAAAGAATGGCTACGCAAAAGAGGAGGAAAAACAATGATTGAGTATACGCGCAAGGGGAACAATGTCTACGCTCGGTTTTCTGGAGATGAGCCAGACGGCTATCAAATCGTAAATGGTATCTTTGAAGACGAACATATCTCTGTTCAAGTGAAGGACAGGCTAGGAAAGTATGCCGATGAGCTTACAAAAGATGGGCTGGTCGGTGTTGCGAAGTGCCATCCAGATGATGAGTTTGACCTTGAAAAAGGAAAGAAACTGGCGAAATATCGCTTGCTTCAAAAGTATTATTTCAAGAAAAGGAAAGTGTATGATAGGTTAGTTGATATGGCTTGGTATGATTTCAACAAGCACGTCAATGAAGCCGATTATTGCAGCTATATGTGGTGTAAATATGGTGATGAAGAATTAGCTATTTGTGACGATTGGTGAGTAAAATGAAGAGAAAGAAAGCTATTAAAATTATCGAAAAGATGCGTCTGAAAGAAGAAAAAGAAGACATGAAGTTTATCTTTTCAGATGAGGAAAACAATGCTCTTTACGCAGCAGAACTTGCTCTCCGTCGTTCTCCCCTTATCTGCAACATGAAAGCGAAGGTGATAATGGAGTATCTGGAAACATTAAAGGAAATTCGCGAGACAGTAAAGGGCAACAAGGCTCTGGCTATTTCTTTCGGTATCAATGAACTTGGCATTGCCGATATGTTTTGTGATATTGCGCGGCATGATTTATGGGGAGAGCCTGTACCTGATAGATTGGAGTAATAAAATGTTTATGGATAATATTTATTGTAAACTTTATAAGAAACATCCAGAGCTGGCAAAGGGGGCGCGTCCTTTCCTTCTCGTCGTTAAACGCTTTATTGAAGGTTTTACAGATGTGACGGTGAAACTTTTCCCTTTTGTATTAATGGGGTTCTTTTTTACTATGGGCGCGTGGCTGTTTTTGGAAGCCCTTGAACTCGCAAAATGGCTATTTAACTGAAAGGAAAGTGATGTATATGTTGTTTGTCGATGGAGCTATGTTAAGTGCTGGTCTGGCACTTGGCTGGGTTGTAATGAACGGTGTTTTGTCGCTAATCGAGAAAGTAGCGGGAAGGTATATCCACTTTGGAGGCTAAGATGTATCGGGTGAGGTGGCATACGGAAGATAGTTCTATTATCCGCGCTACCTCAAAGGAAGAAGCAAAACAGAGGATGATTGATTATCCAGAGGACTATGCAGATGAGGATATGTTTGCGAATATCGTGATTGACGATGTAGAGGAGGTGGATGCACCATTTCTGAGTGTGTCGTAAAGCCGTACTGCTTGTCTAGTGAGACTCGCGGTATGTGTCGTAAGTGTAAAGAGTACAACAAGTTTGAGCGTAAGAAGAGCAAATCGAGACAGGCTATCGGTCGTTCCAATAAGCGGCGAGGAAAGAAGTCTGAAAAAAAGTTGCTCCTGCATTTTCAGAGACAGGGGTTTGAAGCTCGTATCATTGACGGTTCTGGCGCGTATAAAAAGATTCGTGAGGGTGCTGATTCTGACTTGCGCGTGACCATCTTCGGCGTAGAACGCAAGGTAGAGAACAAGAAACGGCAGTCTTTTGAGCGGATTCGTAGGCTAGTCGGAGAGAAGAAGATACTTTGTATCACGGGGTTCTGCTATGTCATGGATGAGAATATCTTCTATGATTTGGTGAAGCACTCCAAGACCGTGAACGGTAACGTGATTGAGAGCGAGAGCGGCGAGAAGTATGCTATTCGAGAAGTCTCTGACCGTAACTATGGGGAACTGCACAAGTTTTTTGAACAAGACTATGCTGACATGGTTTCCCTCGATGAGTCATATAAGGACTTCATGTTCGCACTCCAGCCGTCTTTCTTCGATGAGTTGGGTAAATGAAAAATTACGTTATATAAATAAATTTTTTGTTTACAACAGACCGAAAAAGTGATATGATATAAACCGTAATGAGGAAAACTTCCTAAGAGAAGGAAAACTCACTGCGCTGAACGGAAAATGCGCTTAAAAAATGCTTGGAACCATCTCTACAATGTAACCTGTCTGAAATGGCAGGAGCATCGCACCGAATCCTAAAGCCCCTGATGTGAATGGGACTATGCTTGAAGTGACTGGCCAGCACTAAAACACATCTGAAAAGCTAGGTCGTTAAGGAAAAAACGCTAAAACCATTTATCATGCGAGAGTGGCGTAACTGGCAGACGCAGGGGACTTAAAATCCCCCAGTAGAAATACTGTACGGGTTCGATTCCCGTCTTTCGCACCATCATGTACCAATAGCTTAGTAGGCTAGAGCAACGGACTTTTAATCCGTAGGTCGAGCGTTCGAGCCGCTCTTGGTACACCAATAGGGGATTCGTCAAGTGGTTAAGACACAGGACTTTGACTCCTGCATCGTTGGTTCGAGTCCAACATCCCCCGCCATGGGTAGGTATCCAAGTTGGCTAAAGGAGACAGACTGTAAATCTGCTGGCTTTATGTCTTCGGTGGTTCAAATCCACTCCTACCCACCAGATTATAAGAGAGGAAACTCTTTTATATAAAGCACTCAGTACCTCCTTCTGGGTGCAAAACAAGATAGCCATCGGTATAGCTGTGACTAGAATCCGTAAACTGGGCGTTGGCACTCCTAGAGCTTGACGGTATCGCTCTATAAAATTTAACCGCACATGCCGTTGATGTCTTCACAGAGGTGTTGACGGCTACATGCTACCATAGCACAACTGGTAGTGCATCTGACTTGTAATCAGAAGGTTGTAAGTTCGAGTCTTACTGGTAGCTCCATTATGACAGCGAATATGGTGTGGAACCGTTCTTGCCGATAAGGTATTGCCGCAGGTTCAAGTCCTGCCGCTGTCTTCATTATTTGTCAAAGAAAAGACATTAAAACTCCGATACAGCGCAAAGCATATATCGAAAACCATAGTGTAAGTCTCGGGAGGTCAATACTCTGCGGAGTCGACCCCCTTAAAATGAAAGGCATCTATGGCGGCCTAGATATGCGTTAAGTATCGTATTCCGCGAAAAGAAATCGCGGCGTGATGTTTGGAGCGTGTGCTTCGTTCAAATTCTCCTGCGTAATGGAGACAGATGCTTATGAAGTCTGGAGTATTAAAACTTTGCTTATCGGGGAGGACAGAATATTTGGACAAGTACAAGTATCATGGAACATGGATTTACTATGATTCCGAAAGAAAAAATGCTGACGAGTACAAGCAGAAAATGGAAAAAATCGTCGATGAGAACCTTGAGGGAGGTATTCTGAAACATTGTATAGGCGGTCTTCCTCCTTATGAAGAGCTTGAGCCGTGGCAGAAGAAATTGATGGATTGGAAAACACAGAACAAGAAAGGAAAACGCAGATGAACAAGGGTGACGCAGCACAGATTTTGGTTGAAGCAGTACGCAGAGAGAAAAAACTTTTCGATAAGTTCTGTGAAAAGAACAACGTGACAGGGGAAGAGAAGAAGATTATGAAGGGTCTTCGGATGAGTGCTATTGAAGGCGTTTGTAATTCCTTCTGCGACGTACTGGAAAGACCTGTGCGCGGCTTCGAGAGGGTAGAGAACACAAACCTCAACCCAGAGGATATTATCCTTCCAAGGCGTAGCACAATTTTCTCGGCAGGATACGATTTCTATTCTCCTATCGATTGCGTTATCGGTAGCGGTGAACAAAAGAGCATCCCTTCTGGAGTGAAAGCGTATATGCTCTCCGATGAGGTGTTGAAAATCTATCCTCGTTCTTCGATGGGGGTAAAGAAGCACCTTATCCTTCCTAATTCGGTGGGAATTATTGATTCTGACTACTACAACAACTCTTCAAATGAGGGTCATATTATGATTTTCCTGTATAACTACGACGATGAGCCGCATGCTATCCATAAGGGAGATAAGATTGCACAGGGTATCTTCCAGAAGTTCCTTGTTGGTGAGGATGTTCCTGTCGATTTGCGTGATGGCGGTATTGGGAGCACAGGGAAATAATGAATGAACAAATCGTAGAACTTATCAAGAGAAGACGGCTTCAAACGCTTGTCCATTCAGTTGTTTACTATAAATTCAATGAAAATATCATCTCGGATGCGGACTGGACGAAAAGAGCTAAACAACTGGTGGAATTGCAAAGGAATTACCCAGAAGAAAGCAAAGAAGCTCCTCTCTTCGATATGTTCTGCGATTTTGATTATTCGACAGGTATGAATCTTGTCTATAAGGCAGATGACGCGGCGATTGGCAAGGCTAGATACCTGATTGCGATTCGAGGAGGTAAACATGGAGCACATAAAAATTCTTAATGTTGACGTATGGGGGATTCAAGAAGCGCTTATTCGCGCTGGCTACCCTATGTCCACAGAAATCAAGGATATGAATGATATGGACGTAGATAAGGTCAAGCTGATTAAGCGAGGTGACAAGCTGGGTAATTCTCCGTATGGTCATGGGGATGATAAATTCCTCAGACAGATTACGGTGGGATATGATATCATCGCTCCTCGGTATTGGTGGCAACAGCACGATACATACCATTGGTTCACAAAGAATAGTATGTCCTCGATGCACAAGGTAAAATCTCTGGACTATAAAAAGATGGCGAACAAGTATGTACATCCTACTATCCTTGGTATTTTTGAGGATATTGTTTCGGAGTATGTAGAACATCCATCTGAGGAAAATCTCCTCGCGGTCAAGGCAAATATGCCAGAGGGTATCTGTATCGGCGCTGGTATCGTCACTAACTACGCTCAGTTAAAAACCATCTGGTATCAGCGGCACAATCATAGACTTCCTGAGTGGAGAGAGTTCTGCCAGTTTATCAGCACTCTTCCGTGGGCAGAGGAGTTTGGTGTCGTTGGGTCGTAAACTGTTTTTCGGTTTGGTCAAGGCTGTCCTCGTTGTGTTCCTGCTGCTAAAACCTCATCATGCGGCAAAGGCTCATAAGGTTTGGCACGATACATACATATCACCTGTAAAAGAGCCTGTTGTTGAGTCTGTTCAGAAGGTAGAAGAACCTGCTTATCGAGAGATGGTTGCCAATGTTAGTGCTTATACCTCTTCGGACGATGAGTGCGGCAAGGGTGACGGCATAACAGCAAGCGGCAGGAGAGCAACAGCTGGCAGGACAATCGCTATGGACGGCGTTCCCTTCGGTACAAAGGTTGAAATAAACGGTCACATTTACACCGTCGAAGATAGGTTCGGTGGTGGATATACAAATCGAATAGATATTTACATGAACACAAAGAAAGAAGCCTTTCGTTTTGGTAGACAACGTATCTTGGTGAAGATTTGGAGGTAGTCAATGGACGATTTTGAGAGTCAGGTTCTCGATGAGTGTAAGAAACATGGTTATAGCGGCTATGCTATGGTCATGTTCGGAGATGATGACGATTATGTAGCAGCTCACGGCGAGGGGGCTTTGATTCGCGCGGCTATCTATCTCGTCGGCTTTGTACTTGAAAAAGAGGAGAAGAACAAGGATATGGTTGCCAATGTTATTGTAAGTCTTGCGAAGAAGTATGTAGAGGGTAAATATGGTGAACGATAAGCCATATATCGAACTCAAGAATAGAAAAGACCGCGATAGGTTCTATGCAGGCATGACGCAGGAGCAGAAGGATGCTTTCAGCAGTATCACAGACAATGTGTTTACCTTTATCGAAGCCGCGGCTGGTACTGGCAAGACGATTGTTTCCTGTGCAGCTATGATTGACCTTCTGGCGAATGACGTAATCAACAAGATTATTTATATCCAGAAAGTCTCTCAGAGGTTCTTGCAGAACGGATTTTTACCTGGGACTATGGAGGATAAGACAGAAGCGTTGTTTAACCCTGTGTACGACGCTATGGAGACGCTGGGATTCACACCGTATGAGATTCAAGCACTCAGGGCAGGGAAGCTCTTGCACTTGACCACAGACAGTAATCTCAGGGGCGTAAATTTTGAGAACGCTGGCGTGATTATCGATGAAGCCGAAAACTGCGACTATGAAACCTTGAAGCTCATTTTCACACGTTGCCACGATGATTGCCATGTGGTGCTTATCGGAGACAGTTTCCAGAAGGACAACAGGGGTTATCATAACAATGATTTTGTGAAGTATGGTAAATATCTGTCAGTTCTCGGCAATTCGATTTCCCTTACGAAAAATTTCCGTGGTAAGTTCAGTCAGCTTGCAGAGGATTTTGCAGTATGAAAGTCAAGTGTGCAAGGTGCTGGGATGTACTGTGGGATAAGTATATGGAGAATGGGTATGCTAGGTGCGATTGTGGCGATGTGTACTTGTTCAAGGATGCCGAGGGTAACGTAGTTGTTGCTTATCGAGCGGGAGGTATGTATAAGGTTTTGGAGGAGAAGAATGACAGTAACGAAGCATGACGGACGGAAGGAGCCGTTCAAAAGAGAAAAGATTGAAAACGCGGTGGCGAAAGCCGCTAAGAGCGCAGAAGTTGGCAAGGAAATCGCTAGTGAAATCTCGTTCGATAGGGACGTAACCGTGGATGAGATTCACGATGCGGTAGAAAAGAAGTTGATGGAGAAATATCCTGACGTTGCCAAGGCGTATATCCTCTATCGGCAGAAACGCACAGATTATCGTCTTGGGAAAACGGATATGGTGAAGGGTATTGACGGTTTACTTCTCGAAGCGTCCAAAGATAACGCGAACAGTGAGAATAGTATGGCTTCTAAGGCTCACTTTGTTGCTGAACATGTTCTCAAGGAAACCGAGCTTCTCAAGATGAATCCGAAGTATGCGGAAAATCATCGAAAGGGTATCTGCTATATTCACGACCTTCCGTATAGGCACATGAGTGTAAACTGTTTTTTCTCTCCCCTCTATAAAATGCTGAAAGAGGGATTTGACAATGGTACAGGGTATGTAAGACCTCCGAAGCATATCACGACGGCAGGAGCATTGGCTAGTATCATCCTCCAGTCCATGCAGAGTAATTTCTTCGGCGGCGAAGGATATGTACATTGGGACACCGACCTCGCGCCGTATGCAGAGGGAGAATACAAGCGGCAAGTGAAGCAAATCAAGGAAGTCTATGGTGACGGATATGTAAATTACGAAAAGGTCTACGAGCTTGCCATGAAACGCACGAGGGATGCTGTTTTCCAAGCCATGCAAGCGTTCGTATACAATGCAAATACTCAAAAGGCTCGCAGTGGCGGCCAGAATGTGTTCTCTTCTATCAATTTCGGTACAGATACTTCCTTCTGGGGACGCATGATTTCTGAAATGACGTTGAAAGCGTTCATGGATGGTATGGGGAATGGAGAAATGCCGTTCTTCCCTGTTCTCTGCTTTAGACTGAAAAAGGGTATCAATCTTTACGAAGGTGACCCTAACTTTGACCTTACAATGCTTGCCTTAGATTGTGTAGGAATAAGAATCATGCCGCGTTTCGTCTTGGCTGACAGCGATATGTATAAAGACAAGATGAATTGCGCCAGAATGGGATGTCGCACGAACGTCGGTACGAACATCAACGGAGATAGTTCCCCAGAAGCGCGTGGCAACCTTGCTTTTGATACTGTGAATCTTCCCTATCTTGCTCTGCTTGCAAAAGAGAAGAATCCTTCCGACCCGCTGTCCGAGTTCTGGGATATTCTTCACGAAGCAGTAAGCGATGCTATCGGGGAACTTCACGAGCGGTACGGTATCATGTGTTCCTTCAAGGCTAAAGATTTTCCGTTTGCGTCTAAGTGGTATATGGGACATGAAAACCTCAAAGACGAGAACGATAGCATGGAGAAGTGTTTCAGAAATGGCTCTCTCTCGGTAGGCTACATTGGTCTTGCTGAGTGTCTGATTGCTCTTACTGGAAAACATCACGGCGAATCGGAGAAATCTCAGGAACTCGGCCTTGAAATCATCAAGCACATGAAAGCTATGACGGATAAGGCCACACAGAAATATCACGTTGCGTATGCCGTGTTCTCCACTCCAGCTGAAAATGCTTGTTTTACTTTGATGAATAAGACCAAGAAGCGTTTCGGTGTTGTCAAGGGTGTCACAGACCATGATTTCTTTACGAATAGCTGTCATATTCCTGTATGGGCTGGGGTAGACGCAAAGAAGAAGATTGACATTGAAGGAAAGTATCACCTCTTAGCTCTCGGCGGTTCTATCTTTTATCTTGAAGTTGGACAGTCCCCAAAATGGAACAAGGAAGGTCTTCTGGACATTCTTCAATATGCAGCGGAGAAGAAAGAAATCGGCTACATGGGGTTCAATTTTGCCATGAATTTCTGTCATAAGTGTCATTATAAGTGGGATGGAGACGAAATGAAGTGTCCGTGGTGCGGTAGTTCTGATTTACAGAGAGTGGCAATCGTCACAGGCTACCTTGCAGACGTGAATAGGTGGAACGACGGAAAACTCTCTGAACTTGATTCAAGAAAGCGTAATCTGTGATGTATATCTCTGATTTGCTCGAAAATTATTTGAAAAGAGGTTTTGTATTCGTTGAAAGTTGCTGGCGTAAATGCCACGTCTCTCGCGGATGGGAAGGGTATCAATTACGTCCTGTTCGCGCAGGGGTGTGACATCCATTGTAAAGAGTGTCAGAATCCTTCTACATGGTCAACAGACGGTGGCGTAGAGATGTCCGTAGAAGAGATTGAGGGTAAGATTGAGAGCTATGTTCCTCCTGTGAGTGGTGTCACGTTCAGCGGTGGGGAAAGCTCTATGCAGATGGATGAGGTCAAGGAGATTGCGGCGTGGGCGAAGTCGAAAGGTTTACAGACTACAATCTACACAGGCCACACCATTGATGAACTGTTCAAAAAGCGTAAACTTAACGTCTTTTCTCCGTTTGACTATGTGATTGACGGCGCGTTTGATTGCAAGCAAAAAGAAAGACTGCCGTTCCGTGGGAGCCGTAACCAGAAAATCTGGAAACATCTCCATGATGGCAGCTATAAGAACGTCGATTTTGATGACAACGGTAACGAGATTAATGAGGACGTAGTGAAAATTCGCTGATGGGGCTGCACTTTTTCGTAGTGCGTATGCCGCATGAGGTAGAAAGGTATTCTGTCGTTGTAGAGGATGAGAGAAAGGCGGCAGAAGAAAATCTCAAGCGGTATTTTGCTGATGTGCGCTACATAAAGAGTGAGTCCTCAGATTTCAAAGACAGGTATCGATTCAAGGGGAAGAGAAAACTTGGGAACGGTTTCATAAGGGGCTGCTACTTTACCTCCGATTCGTTGAAAAAGGAGCAAGCATGAGTTTGGCTAACGCCGTAGACCTTCTCGGTGAGGGTTGGCTGGACTCAGACAAGATTGCTTTTGACGTATCGAGAAAATATGGTCTGTCTCCTGATGTCGTTTTGGAAGAAACTGAGCGGCGTGAACGTGTCCTTGATAGTTTACAGGTTGTTCTTGGTTGTCTCTCCGATACGCAACGGAAGATTCTCCTCATGGTTGGAGCGGGGAATACCTTAGAGAGCATGGCCAGCGAGCTAGGAATGTCACCACAGGCATGTGCATCGGCGCGGAATAGTATCTGTAAGCGCCTTGAGAACATCGCAGATGAGGAACGCATAGAATTTATCGCGGACAAGATTACAGAGCTGTCAGAGACGAGCAGGGGACGCCACAGCGCACTTTACGGTGAACTTTGTGATGAGCTTGATAAGCGTTTTGCTGTTCGAGAAGCATTGAAAGTCCTGTTCGTAGACCTATTGCCTCCTGAGAGTCGCAAAGAAGCCGATAAAGGCATTAACTACGCACTCTATCCGTTCGAGCGCGCCCAAAATGCTCAGTTTGGTTCTGAGGTGAAATTGGAGCAGGGGTACAAAGTGTTGAAGCCTGTCACGAAATGCCTTATCCCAGAGTACATGAAAGATACAATGGGAGATGCTTCTAAGTACGTTTGTTGTACGTTGTGCGCCACCTGTAAGAGAAAACGAGACGTAGATGGTCGCAGAGGTCACGGCACATACGGTCTTGAAAAATCATCATAAACTGAGAAAAACACCTACCTTAAAAAGTAGGTGTTTTTTGTTCACCAAAAGTCTATCTGTCCAACAGTAACCAACCAGCAGGAAAACGAAGGTAGGTGTTTTTCTCAACCTATGACGGATTAGGTCGTAGGCAGATTCTTCTCTAAAATCTCGATAGCACTATCAGGGGAAATGTTGTTCTTCTCCATGAAGTCTAGGAGCTTCTTGTAGAACTTGCGTTTTTTCTCCTCTTTTGTCTTTTCGTAGGACTCTTTCAGTTTCTGATACTCTTCCTCGTTCTTCTTGAGCTTATCGGCGAGTTTTGAGAGCTTCATATCATAGTCTACTTTACGCGGCATTGTAGCCACCTCCTTATACTTGAGAATATCACAAACCCAGACCTGTGACAAGTCTCTTTTTCGTGAAAGTCCCCTCTCATATTCGGAGGTATTTTTTCGTTTCTAGTCGCGCCGATTTTGCTCACTTTAGTACATCCATAGTACCTTTCTTGAGGTCGGCAGGGGAGAGGTGGATATAGCGGCGAGTCGTGTTAAGGTTCTTGTGTCCCATCATCGTAGCGATATAGATAGAATCCCTCCCAGCTTTAGCAAGCAAGGTAGCAAGACCGTGGCGATAGCTGTGGCAATGCAACTGAGGAAACCCTGCGGTGATGGATGCTTTTTTTACGTCACGCTGGATAGATTCCCTGCGAAGCCTACCGTAAGTGGAAAGGATAGTGTAGGTGGCAGTCTTTGGGGAGACGTTCTCGATAAGTCTAGCGTTCCGTACCCTGTCACCGTTTACATATCGGAGGAAACAATCAATAGTCTGCTGCGCTAATGGTACACGTCTCGGCTCATCGTTCTTTGTGCGGGGGATAATGATAGCAGGAACGCCTCCGTTAAGAGTGTCCTCGCCTTTGATGTCCCAGTCCTGTAATCTGTTGTTGTACACCTCATCGCGGCGCATCCCCTCGTAGAACATCATTGCTACACAGAGAGCCGTCCGTTCATCGGCCATAGAGATAACCTTGTCTGCCTGTTCTTTCGTGGCATAGACCATCTCTTTGTTATTAATGTCAACGTGCTTCATAGCTGATTTGATGTCAAGAATATCGTCAAGACCGAACTCGCGAGGGTACATATCGAGAACCCATCTGACCGCGGCAAACCTCCTCTGGATAGTCTTACCAGACAGCCCCTTGTCCTGCCACTCCTTTCTTTTCCTTTCAACAGCATCACGGCACGGCTTATCTGAAAATTCAAACATTTTGATGTCAGTAAGGTAGCCTTTGGCTGTGTTCTCACTCATCGAAGAGTATAGGTCTTTCTCGATACGCTTATACAAGTCCTTCCATTCCATATTACCACTCTCCTTTTAATTTGCTTTCGGCATCGCTGCAAGTTCTTCTTTTGTAGGATAAAATGATTTATCTTTAGCAAAGAAGATTGTTTCTAGCGTCGGCGCAGGAAGGGCTTTCACACGTTCATCATAACTTTTAACGGCTTTCACATAACTCTCAATCCACCTGAGTGCTTCATCTTTACTAGCTTTCTTTACTCTCCTTTCCTTGAGAGGAATGAACCAATTATTTCCGTCATAGATGATGTAATCGACAGGACAAATCGAGAAACGAGATGATATATCTACATCAGGAAAATACTGAGTTTCAACGCAGATAGGAAGAAACTCGTCATAGTCCGCATACGCATTTTCTTCTGGAGCATGGAGCTCGTAAATCCTGACCGCCTCCTCCAGCGTAACAAATCTACCATCGTAATCTTTCGTGTGTAATACAGCTGGCGTATAGGATTCCAACGCTCCTCCATCCACGGCCTTGTCAACATATCCATAAGATACACGGAAAATTTTGTCTTTCATTTTAATTCCTCCTCACAATCTGTCTTTCCAGTCCTCAAATGCCCTCGATGAGCAAATAATAATCAGCAATACAACGCATCCAAAAACCAAGTCACTTGGGTTAGCACCAGTCGATAGTATGAGCTTGGCTAATCCTGCGGCAAAGATAAAAAAGCCAGCATAAATCAACAGGCAGATACCCATCCATTTGAGCATCTCATCCGTATCGTTGTCATTGTCAAACTCTTTGTTGCCTTGCACGTCTCGTCTCTTCATACTTATTCCTCCTTCATCCCATGCCTAGCAGCATACGCAGCCAGGTCTTTCTCTGCCGCTTCTCTGGTATCTCGCCATGGCAACGTTCTGACACATTTCCACCTACCTCCGCTTGTTTTGCGGTAAGCCTTGTATGCCGTTCCCCTCGCCGACGTGTCATACCAGTTGTCGAACCGCGGAAGGCTAGGAATTCCTCGCATGACGCGATAACGCCAGCCTCGAGAATTAATGTACTCCATGCTCTTACCTTCCTTTACTTAATCTCCACACTCTACATCGACAAACCAGCCATTAGCCGCTTTCTGCTCGTATTCTTTGTCTTTACCGCTTGTCTCTGTCCTTTCTTCTTCGTAAATTCCATACGCATTGACCACCTCGTCTACAAGAGAGTGGAGCACTTTCTCGGCAAACTCCTCGTCTCCGCCGCAATCAGAAACGAAGTCCTCTGGTAACCAGTCTCTGCCATCTACAAAGCAAAGGCAATCTGCACGGCTCCCATACACATCTACCAGACTCTCTGCATAGCCATCTTCATACGGAAAACATTGATTAATGATTTCATGCTCGGTTCCGTTAATGCGGACACGGAGCGTAAAGCCTCCTAAATCACTGTCATACCCTTCAAAGCCTACAATCTGAACCGTAGTCTTTTTTCATGTCAAAAACCTCCTCTCAAAACTCATAGATAGTGTGGATAATATCACAATCGTCTATGTCCACTCCGCTTTCTTTAATAATCTCCTGCGCCTTTTTCCAGTCAAAGTCTGGCACCACTATTTTCTTCCCATCTTCAGTCTCGTAAACTGTATAACGCTCCTCAAAATCGAATGTTTCTGGATTGCCGCTTTTCGTGTCAAAAGAATCAAGTTCAAAAGTATTACTATTTCCACCGCCTTCGTCGAGGTCTTCCAGAAAATGCCGAAACCGAGATACATTTAAGAACTTCGTCCACCCATCATCGTATACATCATCACCAGCATCCTCTATCATCTTCTGTACTTCCATTTTCATTTTATCCACAACGCTGTGCTCGTAGGCTTCTTTGTGTGCTGCAATCGTGACGTATTCCTTTCTCATCGTCATACCCCTTTCAACTCGATGCGGTTACGGATAGCATATTCATGTAAATACTTTTCTGCATCTTCACAGCTATAGAATGGATACAGGTGTAATCTAGTCCAGCATAAGAAATCATACAGTCTATCTTGATGATAGTAGCAGGCAAAATAAGAATGGCGTCCTTCTGCTATGTAAGCAGCCTCTTGCACGGAATACTTTCTGCCGTCGCTCCCCTTATACATACAAATCTTTTTGTTTTCCATATCATTCATTTTCGGCACTTTCATCTTTATCCTCCTGTGTCAAATTTAATTAGACAATATAGCAATACTCTGGTTTCCATCCGTACACGCCCATGTAATAATCAAGGCGTACACCATCATCCGTGCCGTCAAGGCAGTCCCCTGCAAGACCGCTACCTCCTGCGAACGGATTGAAGTATTTTGCCATGCTGCTCACTTTGTAGCTACGAGCCTGTTCGTCATACGGCTTGTCGAAGCTGTCCTCAGTAAACACAATCACTCCCTCTACATACTTGTTCTCTTTCTGATAGGAACGCATCACTTTCTTGAAGTCCTCAAAGTTCATCTTTTTCATATTAATCATTCTCCTCTCAATCAACATCATACCGCACATCATAGATTTCATCGTCGGCATAGATAGTGACTTTTCCTTTCAGTTTCATTTCAATTATCTCCACAGCTTGCTAATCGGACGGTCACCGTATGCGAACGTCTCTAATTGGTTATCCTCATTATACACGCAAATGCGCTCTCGTTGAAAGGGATGAATGACCATTCCAATCACACCGAGAACAATCAGAACCAGTTTTCGTGCCATTCCTCTTCACCTTCCTTCTTGATAACACCTTCCTCTACCTCATCGGGGAGCATATTGTATGTCGCGATAAGGAACGATTTCTTCCTCTTGTTCACCGCTTTGAAATAGTCTCCCATATACTCTTCATCCATCACCTTCTGCGCTTTCTCAATGTAATTCAGTTCATGCACAATGCTGTCTCTCAAATCGAGAAGCGTGTCCATCGCGCTCGGCATAGCTTTCATTTTCATTGTTACTCCTCCTTAAAATGGAAAGACTTCCCCATCATCCTCGTATTCCTTCAACTTTTCTTTCAGCTCATCAACCTCCTTCTGTAATTCGTCGCGCTCGGACGCAACGTCGTCGGCGAGGTTTTGCCAGTAAACAGTCTCCTCCTGTTCTTCTGCAATAGCGTCCTCGATTTGTTCCTCTACCGTATTGTCAACAATCCTCTTGATGCTCTTCGTCAAATCCTCTACGTCCCAGTAATCAAACTTTTCATAGAGAAAGTCCTTTAACTCGTAGATGTTTTTACACTCCTTCATGGTTTATTCCTCCTCCAGTTTCCACTCGGTCAAAACATAATCCCAGCTTGTTCCCCAATGAGTCACGCCGAGCAGATACATATCAAGGTATTCGCTGTAATAAATCAGTTCGTTCGTGAGCTGTGCAAAGAAATCTGCCGCAGTATCGTCAATGATAAACCACTGAAAAACTTCTTCCTCCTCGTCCTCGTATGCCTCCTCCGTCTCTTCCTCTTCGACCTGTTCTTGCCAGTCCTCCGAGAGTTTCCACGGAGATACGGACAGCATCACCATTTGCCCCTCCGTACACCACTCGACCATAGAAGCATAGTCAAGACGCCCCTTCTTTTTCGCGTAGTCGCTTGCCTTGTCGGTATAGATTACCTTCCCATTTTTCATTGTTGCTTTCATTGTTGTTTCCTCCCTTGATTAGTTGCTTTAACTTACCTTACAAGAACATCCACATACAACATTGCAAGATGATTCTTCAATCCATCGCAATCATAGTATTTTGCAGGGAGCAGGATAGCGAAGTCCTCCGTTTTCTCTACTGGAACCCTTACGACAAATCTAACGGTATCTGTGTAGAAACCTGCTTCATTCATTACGTCATAGGCGTTCCTAGCCTCGATATAGATACCGTAGCGGTGAGAGTAGCCGACTTCAAAGGTATAGTCATAGTTGATGCCGCTGCCTGAGATGGTCTCAACGGCGTCCTTAATTCTTTCGATTTTGTTCAAGTTTACTTTCATGGTTTATTCCTCCTCCAGTTCGTCGAACGTTTTTTCTACGTAACCAATGGACGAAAAGTATTCCCTATACCCATTGATAGCGCAGGTCGTACTCCGCGTTTGATGCCCGCAATGAGTGCAGTAAAACGACTTTGTACTGTCATTCACGGCACAGATAATGCTCGTATGATACCAGAACACCCTAGTTGCTTTGATTCGTTTCGATAAGTTCCCATTATCGTTATGAACAATCGGGCGTTCAAATGACATGAGAATCACAACGGCATGATTACCCTCGGTTTTATCCCATTCTGTGCTAACCAACACCTCATGATATTTTCGCATGATGATTCCTCCCTAGTTATTTGAAATCACGACACAATAAAACCGCCTACGCTGTCGCGTAAGCGGCTTTCTTTCTGCCTTGATTATCAGTCATTCCACAGGTGCATAATATCGCTCAACTCAAACCGGATGAAGTCATTTACTTGTACGTCGGTAGGTGTTTGCGCCGAGAACGTATCCTCGATAATTCCCATCGCTTCTGTCTCACGCCCCTGCTTTTCGATTTCATCCACTACTTGCCAAGCTCCAGACCAAGCAGTATTTGCAATGTCTTCCCAGCCAACTTCCTTCTCAATGGTCATTTTTTTTGTTTCTCCCTTTTACACAGCGTCACCGTAGAACCGCGCGGCTTTCTCGGCCACACTCGCCATAGCGGAGCTAGTCTCCATAGACCTGACGAGTTTTAACAATTCGGAGATGTTTGACTCAGGATTCACTCCCATGTCAAGCTGGCGTTCGACGGCCACAATGCTCAGTTTGGCACGCCGCACCGCATACTTGATTTTCTCCATTTCCTGCTCCGATTGGTTCAGATAGTTCTTGCATCTCATAGTTGCCATCATTTCAATCATCCCAGATACACCTCCCCATTTTCGTTAAACTCAAATTCATTACTCTCCGCGTCCTCTTTAGCCATATCGTCGTTATATCCCTGCATTTCGTCTTCGAAAATCTTCACGAAAGATTTCTCGAGATAGCCAATGAAATCGGAAACACTCGGTTCATACCCACTACGGAGTTTTTTCACAAATTTTTCCCAAGCCATTTTCAACGCATAGTCGGTATAGTACCCTGTAAGTTTACTCTCATCCATCCAGCCCTTATCTGGTAGGTGAGTGTAGTCTTTCGGAGAGTACACTTTCAGCTTGTTCATATAGCGACGCTTATCGATGTGAGAGAAGAAATTATTCTGAACAAACGCGACGGCACGCGCCCCGCAAATATCATTCAAGTCGTTGTCGTACTTCCCATAGAAGATGGTCACGCGACCGTCATACTCGTTAAGGTCATAACCTTCCACTCCAAGACGGAGCTTTTCTACGGCCTTTTCCATGTTATCTACAAATTCATCGGCCATACAGTCCTCGTACCCTTCTTTCAAGAAAAGAAAAGCACGGTCACGTGCTTTTCCTTTCAACTCGTCGTATTTATAGACCTTGAAGGTCTTAATAATCTCTCTCATTTCTCTACCTCCATACCATACACACGCTTTACCATATCAGGATAGACTTCTTTCGCTTTCTCAATAGCCTCCTTCATCTTCTTTTCCGAAAAGCGCTTTACTTCAAGAAGGAACATCTTACGCCCCTCGAATACCCTGCGCGAAATAAATACTTTTCCTTTCCTAATTTTTGAAACACTTACCCAGAATCCGCGCGGCTGCTCCTCGTAGGTAGACATGCTAAAACCACCCTTGTGGTAGTAAACACTCACCTCGATATACTCCCGCGCCATTTCGCCATTATACTCACAGTCATTTCCAGTCGGAATCAGTTTAATCGTTACATCTTTCTCCATGATTCATTCCTCCACATAGACATACTTATTTTTATTACCTTCTGCCGCGTCCTCTTCGGCACTTTCCAGTATGATATACAAGCCCTCTTCTATCTCCGTATGACCTTCCATAGTTTTTAGCCACACGTCGAAGGAATCATCATCTTCCTCTTCCTCGCGGTGTATTTCATTCCAAATCACATACAAACCATCAATCAAGAGTGGCTCAAGAAAGTGCAGGACTTTCCCTCTACTCCCTTCGAGCTTACTATAAATGGAATACCCTCCAGCATGATAGAAGGTACATCAGCGCCTTTCGGCGGGGCTTTCGTTAGGACAGCCTCCCCTTGGTACACACCATCAAAGGCCTCCCAAAGGTCTACTTTCCATGCACCGAAAGTAAATGACTTCATAAAAATACCTCCCTTGAACTAGAACAAGATACAATAAAAGCACCCATGTTTCCATGAGTGCCTTTGTGTATCTTGTTCTCTCTTACACGCGGGACAGTCCTACACAGCCCACGACACGGCCAGCCTCGTCGCGTACCGCCGCTCCTGGGCAGAACACGTCGGCACGATTGACCGCCGTAGCGACCAGACGAGACACGATGTAAAACGTCCCATCCTGCGGCGCAGGCAGGTTTTCCACCTCCCCGAACTCCATGCGGTACACGGGAACGCCGTCGAGGTCGCCCACACAGGCAGCCTCCTGCTTGCACCGTGCGGCGGGCACAGTCGGTTCGACCGTGACCAGCATGGTTTTACCGTCTCCTGCATAGACGTTGATTGCGTGCGGCGTAAGATTGACAAGTTTCATGGTTTTTCCTCCCTTAGATAGAAACAACAAATCTGCTTGACAGCATTAGCAAACCTATGCAAATCGGGGAAACTTGCGTAGGCTCGTAGCGCGTTCAAGCGCGAAAACAAACGCCCGGCGCGGCCGGAAATGGTCGGTTTGGGCGCGTGCCTTACAGGAAATCTACTTCTCCATAGGCGTGAAGGTAGTTCCCCGTCACCATGATTTCATCAGCGGGCGCGACGGTCGAATAAAACTCTTCTTCCGTCATCGGCACGGCGGCGGGGAAGTCCTGCAACAGTTCGGCACGTTCTTCCTCGTCCTCCGTGTAGTAGAAGGACTGATTTACCTTCCAAAACATCATTTTACCTCCTTCATACCGGCCAGCATGAACTGCTGGCAGAACACGCCGAGATTATCAACGCGGCCCGCCTTGACGTCATACTCGGCCTTATTGAACTGCTCGGGCGTAACTTTCCACTCGTGACGGCGTTTATCACGAGAAAACGTGATGATATGCCAGTCCGAACGGAAATAAATCCGTCCCTTCTTACCGATTTTGTACTCTCTCATAGAGGGAGTTTTTTCGGCAGGGATAAAGCACTTCGGCGCAGGGCGCTTGACTTTCGGGCGCTGGACTTCCTCCGACCGATTGCGGCGCGGAACGTCCGTAAACCGCATAGCGTCGCGAACGTCGCGGACGGCGTTCTGTTTGCCGAGGAGGATGACGCGTTTCCCCGTGTAGAGAGTAGCGCAATCCTCGCCGGTGATGTGGAACAGGTAATGGCCAACCTGTACGCGAGCGGCGCTGGCCGTGAAGGCCGTGCCATTCAGCTCCGCGCTGATAGCACTTGCGAGCGCCGTGGGGAAGTAATTCTCGTGCTTGCGCCCGGGGATAACGTGCAACGTCCCGGACTTTGGATAAAACTTAATCTTCATGGTAGCCATTCCTTTCTTTGGTAACCGGTTGACTTGGCAAAAATTAACGCGCCTTGCGGACTCTCACCCGCTCGGCACGATGAAGGCGGAGGATTTCTCCCCCGCTGATTGGTTTGTTTTTGTGGTCGGTGACTGCCCAGCTTAAAGACTGCTGCTCGACCTCCGGCGATACTACATAAAGTAATACCGTGCTGCCAACAAGCGGGCGCAACTTAACGCCCCTCCGGCCTGTCTCCCCGAGTCTGTTGTCGTGTGAAGCGCGAGAGTCCTTCGGTACTCTCTTAACCGGCGTTAGCGGCGTGTTTTCACGCCCGCGGGCGCGCCCCCTGTTCTCGGAGCTTACGGGTCAATATTAATCCATATAGCAGGGTACTCGCGTTACACTCTTCCAGATATTTATGATTGCCTGTGCGCTCCGTCTACCCAGCCCAGCCTACCGGCCGGACGGAAATGATTTCGCGGGCAATAAATACCCTTCAGAGAGAATACTCTCCCTTGCTATATGAAGTTGTCAAAGAACTATTAACAGAAGTGAACGCGGCAGGGTTTTCGTCCCCGGTCGGGCTTTGTGTTTATCGACGCGTCCAGCGTCTATACGTCATTTCCCGCGGCGTCGCGCGTAACTCTTTGTTTATCGAGGCCGAGTTGAAAACCTCGCGTCCTCTCTTGATACGGTTCTTTTTTTTCTGTCCCCTTTCTTTTCCGTTCCCCGTATCTCAAGGACAACTTTGTTATAGCAAGCGACGAATAACGTGCAATACTTTTTATTTTTAATTCCTTTGAGAAATATTATCAATAAGGGATTTCCTCGCGTGTATTTTTATATGAGAGAAAGTGATGATTTTTTGCTAATCGAAAAGGCTATCAGGCGGCGTAGTTAGTGGGCTGGAGGGACGTTGATATATGAGCATGGATATTTTGTTTTATTAGAAAAAGGTAGAAAACAGTGATGAAGCTAGTAATTACAAGGGCTGGCGGGCAACAAGAAAAATAAATTGTCAGACAATAATAATTTGATAAGGCAAAACAAATGTGTATCGAGAGAGTACAAGGGCGATGAAGCTAGTAATTACAAGGGTTGAGAGAATTAAATAGGACTATTTTCCTGTCTCTTTACTTTACTAAAACATAGCAATCAAGTATGAATGCTATTTACTTTACTTTGCTAAAACATACTTCTCCGATATGCAAGGGTATTACTAGGTATGATTGAATAAGACTTAATGATACTGGGTATGATTATGTAACAATATATATTACTAAATGGGACTGGATATGCGAAAAGCCTTGATACTACTAAGGATAAAAACGATTTAGCTAAATTGAATTTGATAAAATAGAAGTAAAATTAAGTTTGACTTTGGTATACCCTAGAGGGGTATATTTTAGTAACGTGTCCATTGGAGGCGTACATACAAAAATAGCATAATATGCGCGTATAATATGCAGAAATGATATAGGACAAAAGGTCAAAGTAAATGAGAAAATCTATCAATAAGAAATTGTCAGACAACTTGATTAATACACGTTATTGGAAATTATTCTCAATCGTTTTATAATATCAATTATGCAACGTGGAAGTGCCGCCAGCCCTTGTGGTATAAGGCTTCACAGGCTCTTCAACTAACTAAAGGATTGGGGCTAGATGGGGCAATTTTCGGCAAACCTGCAAAAAACACTTAATCCAGCTAGGGGGGCGCTTTATTCTCGTATACATCGTCAAGCACTTTGCGTTTTTTAGTTTACAAATCGAGGAAGATGGTGTCTGTTGAGGGTGTACATAGGCAGCAGTTTTTGGCGTTACTCACGGTGTTACGCGCTATTGTCAAGTATCACTCAGGGAGGACAATTTCAGAGCCGCCGAGGGCGCATGGCAAAAGGGATGTCAAGGCAATATGATTGAGTGTTACTGGGTAGCATTACATCATGTTAACTCTTATAGCTTTCTATAATATAATTCTAATGTAACTTTAATGTGTTTGAGCGTGTTTTTACTTGAAAAGTCACCGCGGATAATATATGAAGGGGGAATTTTTACGCCATGAAGATACTAGGAAACAAAATCGGCTTATCGAGGAACTATGCTTTGATGTACTGTCAGGGGTTATACTACTGGGAAGGTGTCTATGAATGTCCCCATCGGAAGAAAGTGTATAGCGGCGCAAAGGTGAAATGTCGGCTGAAATGGTCGCGAATCAGGAAGAAGAATCACAGGAGGAAGAAGTGAACTACGAATTTATCAAGAGAATCAAGGAAACCTCGCCATCGGCATTGAAACTGTTTCTCATTTTGTCTTGGAAGGGCAGAGAAGGAGAGTTCTGTTACACAGACCGCCTAGCGGTTCAAGATACTGGAATGGCCAGAAAAACGATTCATAGAGCAAGAAGGGAACTAATCGAGAAGGGAATGATTGAATATGCACCATCGCGCCAGAGGGGAGTCCCGTCTCTGTATCGACTTAAAATCACCATCTGAGGGGGCAAATCTGACAGGGAGCACAATTAGGGGGAAAAATTACCCCATCTAATTAATATATATACATACAAGGGTGTTAATAAAATGTATTATTTATTTAATCTATACTAACGTATATCTTAAATAAATAATATCGGTGTCGGCTTTGACAAGCCTTCCCCCGACCAACTTCTCCGATTAGTAAAACTCTCTGTAAGAGATTAGCAAAAGAAACATTCATGTTTCAATCTGTGTAGATGTATTTATATATATCAAGCAGACGAACCAAGAGTGTGTGTTCCGCTCACCACGCACTCGGGCGTATCACGAAGCCACGCCGTCGATAGAAACCGACCGCCTGACGTTCGCTCTAAGCCCCTTCGCACGACCAATGGGTATAAATATATCTATATGGCTAGGTATGCGGCTACGCCGCTTGTAGGCAGTTACAACCCTATTTCCTCGATTAGCAAACATTTGATTGTCTGGAAAAGACAATTCGGCTTTAGCCGAACGCTGAAAGGAGTTTACATGAAAGAGTACACAGCAAAAGAAGAACAAGAAACCGTTATTGAGTTTGAGCGAGAGCCTGACGAGATGAGGATTTGGACAAGCGACACGAAGATGATTACGAAGCTGGACAAGATTTATCCACGCTATCAGGTATTCAAGGCCAATCGACATATCTGGGCAGTAGAATATCGAGTCCCAAAGAAGCTACTTACATTCCGACGTGGGAAAAATAGTATTTCTGACAGCACAAAAAAAGCTCGTTCTGCCGCTATGAAGACTCTCAACAAGGGAAAAGGGGGTAGGTAATTAACGTAAAATCGATTTTAAGCAGATTTCCCTCGTAAATTTACGAAGGAAATTCCTCTCGAATCTTTCACAGGTATAAGTTATCGCGTGGCAAAATCGAGGGTACTTTTTATCGTAAAAAACGCGAAAAATGACATCTTTGCTCTGGAGCGTCACAAGGAGCACGAAAATATAGTCACAAAATCATCGCTTCATGTCCTCGTCGCATTCGAGGTCAACCTCCTGTTCTTACTCTCAGGTTCTTTATAAAAGATATATCTTATAGCTATTTTAGTTAAAAATTTGATTAAAAATGATTTTTTTTGGAATTTCAGCCCCTTTTTACTTGAAAAGCCACCATAGATAATATATGAGAGGACAAATTGAGAGGTGATTACATGAAGTACAGGATTGATGAACTCGGGTTGGGCAGGAAGGTTCTTGAACTCCGCAAGACGCTTACCTGTGAAGAAGTAGCCGATGTAATCAACAGAGAATCCCTCCCAGCTGGCGAGCAGCCGTTGAACAAAATGACTATTTCAAGATACTGCGCCGCGCATGGCTTAACGGACGTAGGCAGGAATGATGTCGCAACAGCGGTTAATCGCTTTAATGCTCTTTCCGAGGCATGGAGTGTCCGCAACCGTCTTGTAAGGCATACAAACAAGCTCGGCAGAATACTCGATAACCTCAAAGACGATGAAGAGAAGCTGTCTGAGATTTCCTCCATCTCAAACGCCTATCTCCATTCGTGCAAGTTTCTCGAAGATTTGAACGAGAGCGTTTCAAGAATTCAGAAAGAACAGCTAGGCATCCAGAAGGTGCGAAAAGTTCTTGAAGTCTTTTTGAAAATCCTAGACAGATACCCGCAAGTTAAAGCCGAGGTCTTTGAAGAGCTTCGACGTTCGGATATGTTCGAGACAATCAGAGCCATCTAAAACAAAAGTCCTAGCTTATGAGTGTAGGCACGAGGCTGAGACACGAGGAAGACATGCAATTTGGGAGTGTCCAAGGTGCTGACAGGGACAAGGCACTAAAAGGGGTGATTCTATAAAGCAGAAAAGATATTTTGATGAGTTAGCAAAGGCAATCGAGGAAACTACGTCAGCCGAGGCGGTAATGGATAGAGAGGACGCGGGACAGCGCATGAAAGACTGTGCTACTTCCCTTGAAAAGTTCGCTCTTACCTATTTCCCCTCGGTATTTTCTTGTGCATTTTCCCCTTTACACAAGGAAATTTTCAAGTCCGCAGAGGACATGATTCTGAGGAGAAAAAGACGAAAAAACTTCTATGTTCGAGCCGCTCCGCGTGGACATGGTAAGTCGCAGGTTATCTCGTTTTTGCTGATTATCTGGTGCATAGTTTACAAGTACAAAAGGAACATTTTGCTCGTTTCTGATACGTTAGACCAAGCGCGTTCTTTCATCTCGGCGATAAAGACAGAACTTGAAGAAAATGACCTTATCAAAACCGATTTTGGTGACCTTGTTTCGGAAGAGAAATGGGCGCAAGATAAGATTATTACTTCTAACCGTGTACAGGTTTATGGCCGTGGTGCTGGACAGAAACTTCGCGGTAATAAGTTCGGCTCGATTCGCCCTGAGTTAATCATCATCGATGATTTGGAGAACGATGAAAACGTAGAGACAGAAGCGCAACGAAAAAAGTTGTTCAACTGGTTTATGAAAGCCCTTATCCCAGTAGGTACACCAACAAGCGACTATATCTATATCGGGACGGTGCTTCACTATGAGTCATTACTGCAAAAGCTCTTAACTGCTCCTGCGTTCTCAATGTGGGACAGAAAAAGATACCAAGCGGTACAGCACTTTTCGGATTCTCCGTTGTGGGATGATTGGGAACAAATCCTCACGGACGAGCACAACCCTAAGGCTGGCGAAGATGCCTATCAATTCTATCAGAAGCACAGAGATGAGATGCTTAAAGGTGTCGAATCTCTTTGGCCTGAGAGTTCTCCAGATTATTACGAGAATATGATGGAACTTCGGGTTTCCGATAGTAGTTCTTTTGCAAGTGAGTATCAGAATGAGCCGATTGACCCTGCGAACGCGGAGTTCCTTCCTGAGTGGTTTGATTACTACTATGAACTTCCAGAAATCAAGGAGGTTTATGGCGCTGTTGACCCTTCTCTTGGCAAGGCAAAATCAGACCGAGCAGCAATCATATTCGCTGGTAAGGATGAGAACGGGTTCCTCTATGTACTTGATGTGACTATGGGAAGATTTAAGCCAGACAGGCTCATTGACCTCATTATTGCGGGTTCTATGAAATATCAGAGCCACCTTGTTTCGGTGACGATTGAGACAGTTCAGTTTCAAGCAATGTTCAAGGATGAAGTTGCTAAGAGAGGTCTGAACGCTGGTATTCAGATTCCAATTAATGAGTACAACAGCAAGGTTGAAAAGCAGTTACGTCTTCGCGGTATGATTCCGAGAATCAAGAACAAATACATCAAGTTCCGCAAAGACCAGACTGTACTTGTCAATGAATTTTTACGATTTCCAAAGGGTAGTGATGATGGAATGGATGCACTTAACATGATTTGTTCTGCTGCTTTCCCTGATATGTCTCACCGCCTTGTTTTTGGAGGACTATCCTCGCGCATGAAACCAACACCGATGGGAGGGATTTTCACAAAATGGAGATAAGAGCTTTCGGGAAGATTTTCCACCTTGGCATTAAAACACCGTCTGACGGACACCTTCAAAGGCAGTCTGCCACGACGATTATTTCTTTGCCTAACTTTACTCCAAAAGATTCGCTTATCAAGGTAAACGAACGGAGCTTGCGGAACTTTTCTCGAATGGCAATTCCTCACCGTGCTATTTCCCTTATTCGGGACGGAGTATTAGCGCAGAATTGGAGGATTGTCCCTACCAATGCAGGAGATAAACGTACCTATGGTGCTGCTATCAAAGCATTGGAGAATATTATCCTGCACCCTAACGAGACAGACACCTACGAGTCTTTCTGGGGACAGGTTATCAATGAAACCCTGATTGGAGATAATGGAGCGGCCGAGATTGTCTTTACTGGAGACATTCGCAGACCAATGAAGTTATATCCGATTAACGGTTTCGCTCTTGAATATGTCACAGGGTTTTTCACAAATCCAGATTTTTACCGATTCTGTCAGGTCGTAGGAGCGAATAGAACGTATCTGTATGACAAGGATGTTCTTTATTTGCAGCATAATAAGACCGTCGATACGCCATACGGTTTATCTCCTATCGAAGCGACTTTCCAGCATATCAATGCGTTAAGTAGTGCTCAAGAATACGCTTCTACACAGACCGACAATGCTATTCCTAAATATGCCCTTGACCTTGGAGAGAACGTCTCACAGGCAGACCTCGATGCGTTCAGAAAGTATTGGCGTGAAGAGGTACAGGGACGCGGCGAACAGGCAATTATCGGCGGTACAAAGGGTGCTCAAGCACTTCATCTTGGTGCTGACGGTGACGAAGGGCTGTTCCTCGAATGGCAGAAAGAGTTAATCACGGAGATTGCTCTTGCCTTTGGCATTGACCCTAAGAAACTTGGTCAGGGCAGCAATACAGACCGTTCTACTGTGGAAGAGCAGAATGAGTCCATGCTTAATGAAGCGGTTCGTCCGTATTGCTTACTGCTTGCCGATGAGATTAACAAGAAAATCATTGGTCGTTTAGGTATGGGCGATTATTTGAAGTTCGAGTTTGTCTTTGAAGACACGCTGACGCAGAAGCAACAGAAGCAGACGATGCTCACGGAACAATGGAACAACAACGGTATTACCTTTGCAGAGTATAGAAATGCTATCGGTATGCCGCATATTGACAGTCCGTATAACGACATGACTCAGGCAGAAATGAAATCGGTATTGAATAAAAAATATGCTGTGCAGACTGGTGGATTTAATGGTTTAGGCAAAGACCAAAAAGAGGATGTGAAAAAGAAGACTGATGGCGAAAAGAAACGAGCAGAAGAAGACAGAGGGAAAGAGCGTAACGCTTAATTTCTCTAGTTTCAGCACGATGCAGGACGAGAACAATCCTGACGTATTGAATTTCAGCGGCGTTGCTGGGTATGTTGATACTCCCACGGACGGTACACCATGCGGCGGCATTATGGGGTATAAAACCATTATCAGTAGTGAAAATATTGATGTGGAGTCCCTTGCTGGTAGCGGCGTAAACGTCCAATGGAGTGATGATTTCTTTAGCGACCCTGCACATAATCTGAAAGACCATGCTCCTCGATTTAAGGTCGGCGTGGTTGATGAAGCTCATTTGAACGGTAATGAAATTGCTGTTGCTGGTCATTTGTGGAAGAATGATTTTCCCGATGTGTGTGACACGATTGAGAGTGCGAAAGATTCTCTTGGGTTCTCTGTCGAAGTTTACTTTGACGGTGTGATGAGGGATGATAAAGCGCAGACTCTTACAGGGCTGGGAGCGCACTTCACAGGGGTTGCAATCCTCTACAAGAACAAGGCGGCATTTCAGAATACTAAGTTTATGTGTTCCATGATGAATAAGGAGAATGAAGAATTGAACGAGGAAACGAAGAACGCTCTCGATGAGCAGAAAAAGGCTTTCGACGCTAAGTTTTCCGCTCTTGAAGCATCTATGAAGACGCTGACGGAGACGGTTGAAAAGCTGTCCAAGGTTGAAGACAAGGCTGAGCCGAAGCAGGAAGAGCCGAAGATGGATTTTGCGGCTATGCAGGATGCTATCACGGCTGGTATCAAGGACGCTATGGCACAGACACTTGCCGAGAAGAAGGTTGAGACGAAGGCAGAGGAGAAAGAGCCAGAGCGCAAGACGAAGGTTGACTTTGCATCCCTTCCGCGTTTCGACGGTGAGAAGAAGACGGCTATGGAGCTTTCCAAGGCTATCGACGATAACGATAAGCTGACGGCAGAGCAGAAATGGGCGAAGAAAATCCAGCTCTGGAATGAGCATCAAGACGAGTTTCAGGCATAAGAGAGGAAGGTAAAATTTGAGTATTCGACTTTTTGACGGCGAGAGCCGCTTTATGAGTTTCGCGAACGCGACGGCTGACTATATCGGCACAGGCGCACTGTATGTCCCTGTTTTCGAGTCGCAGATTATGGATAAGACGCGCAAGCGGGGTACGCTCCTTCAGCGCGTTAAGGCCAAGGCTGCAACAGGCCATCCGACGCGCTACTTCGAGAAGCTCGCACATGACACCAAGGAGAAGTTCATTGACCCGCGTGCAATCGACCATGCTCTTGATACGCAAGTCCAGCGTGTTGAGCGTTCGGCTCTGATTCGCGCAGAGGTTGATGGTATCACGTTCGGCAAGTTTGACCGTGAGGTTACGCAGCAGCAGGGGCTTTTCGGTGACCTTCAAGCGCAAGACCTTTCGGAAGTTGTCTCTGATATGCTCGATGCACAAGACCGCGCTGTGTGGACTGGCGGTGCGAAAGACCTCATGGACTCCACATCTCACGAGTATTGCTCCATCATCACGCAGATTAAGAAGACTGGTACGATTGCTAAGGACGCGCGTCTGACGGAGGCTATCCGCAACGGTGTGGCTATGCTTATGTACAACAAGAAGTACAAGGTTACGCCGACTGCTATCTACATGAATCCGCTCGATAAGGCAAAACTTGAGTCTCAGGAGATTAACGCGAAGGATAAGGTCAAGACCTACGATGTCGAGGTTCTTCCTGGCATTAAGGTGACTGGCATTATGACGGTCGCTGGCGTTCTGCCGATTGTGACGGATATTTACTGCCCTGTCGGTAAGATTGCTATTGTCGATGAGAACCTCCTTGAGCGTCAGTACGTGGCTAGTGATGTTCCGCGTATGTATCAGCTTGGCACGGAGAAAGACCTTGCACAGCGTTATATCGCGGTTCTGTTCGATACGTTCATCGTGCGCGGCGGTAACTACGGTCACCTCCTGCTCACGATTGACGGCGAGACGGAGGCTACGGTTCCTGTTGGTACGGATGTTATCACGGTCAACAAGACAGATGAGAGTCCGTCCACGAACGCTACGGCTGGTGCTGGGGCAAATCACGGCTAATCTCTAACCTTTCGTAATAAGTCGCTTGGTAAGCCAACAAATAAACAAAAAGCGTCAGCGGCGGCTTCTAAAGGAGTTGATTCAATGCCACGAAGAAAAACCACTACGACGAAGGTTGCACCGAAGGATACTCCAAAGAATGTTGTCTACAAGGTAAGAACGAATGAGGATGTCATTATTCTCAAACACCGCGCGGTTATCGCTCACGATGGGTATGTTCTTGTCAATCCAGAGGAGTTTGCAGAGGTTAAGGTGATGGGGCTGATTTCCAATGAGTGATATGTACCTCACAGAAGAAGAAATTCCTGTTTATTGCTCTACGATTGATGGAGTTAATTCCTCAGATGTAGCGATGGCAACAGACCTTATCAACAGCTTTCTTGGTCGGTCGTTTGTTCCAAAGGAATACGTTGACAGGGTAAAGCTATCTAAGACTAATCGAGGAAAGCTCAGTCATTCTCCTATCATTGAAATCGAGTCAGTTACCTGTATCTCTGATACGTTGTTCGGCAGGAGTACAAATGCTCTCGATGTGAATGATATTGAGCTTGATACTGAGAATGATGGGTACTTCACCTACATCGGCTCTTTCGATATTAACATGATGCTCTTCCACTCCAGACCGTCTAAACTTGAAATCAAGTACAAGAGTGGTTTCGACGAGTATCCTAAACGTCTCAAGACGGCAACGGCTATGCTTGCTTGCAATATCAGACAGGCACAGAGTTTCGCTGGAGCAAAGCAATTAACATCTCTTGACTTTAACATTATGATGACAGACGATAGTTTCTTCACTTCTGACATCAAGATGCTTCTGAGGGGGTTAAATGCCGATGTTCGCGCTTTTTAATAGGTTCAAACAGCCGATTGATATTGTCGGTAAAGACCCAGAAAAGATTGTTCTCACACGAGTCGGTAAAAGTAATGCTTCTAACTTCAAGAGCAACTTTGTTTTTACTGGACTCCTTCAAGAGAACACGGAGCTCCAAAATGGTGACCTGTTTTCCTGCACGATAAAGGGAACTAAGAAAAATTTCATCGTTGTTGCATTACGTCCCTCTGCCGAGTCGGTGCAAGCTACGGTGTATATGTGCAACGGCGCTATCTCCGTAACAAGGAAGGGCGAAGAGAAGTATAACGAAGACGGTGATTTGATTGGCACGGAACTGGTTCATGTTCTCGACACGCCATGCAATCATGTGACAGTAAATGCCAATATGCGAATGATGGATGCAGGGCTTCTTCCTAGCACGACAAAAGAGTTCCGCGTTCCGATTTGCGATATTAAGTTACTTGACCGTATCACACTCGACGGCAAGAACTATTGTGTAGACGCTATTGACACCACGAAGTTTGCTGGACTCCTTGCGGTTCAGACAAGCGACGATAACCGTAACCTATGAGTAGAAGATTTGACCTAGGGAAAAACCTTGGTGAAGGTGTCCGTAGGGTTGTCTCAAAATATATCAAAGCGGCAAAAGATAACGTTCGTACAGAGTGGCAGAAGATGAACACGATTGACGGTGAAGCACACATCTTATCTACTGGGCAATATTATCCAACGGATGCAGTTGTGAGCTATATCGTAGAAGCGTGGGGACAGAAGGCGTGGATTGCTGAGTACGGAAAGGGCAGCCTAATGGACAAATCGGATGAGAATCCATACCTGTCCAATTACTTGGCTTCTTCCAATTTCAACAAAAACCGTCTTGCGGATGGCTTGGCTATCATGGGTAGACCGAAGGGCGTATATAAAGACCTTGACGGAAACGAATATTCCTCTAGCGGTAGTGCTGAGTGGGTAAACCTTGAGGATTGGTGGTCTTCACGCCATATAAACCTCAGAGGACGCAACCACAGACTGAAAATTGATGGCTATTTCTACACACCATCTCCAGCTTATCATGTTCTAAAAAGGGCGCTGCTGGACAATAATCTCCTCTCCGATATGGAAGAAGAGATTCACAACGTTTTTGTCGAATGTGTCGCTAGATATTTTAAGAGTGAAATGAAGAAGGTGAGAATTTCTCTATGACAGATGATATGGGAGTCCTTGATGATGTTTACCGCAAGCTCAAAAAGAATAAAGACCTCATAAAACTGCTGGGAAATCCAAAAACCGAGGGCGAAATTAATCAGCGAATCCGCAGGGAATTAACGCCGCTTAGTTACGCCACAGTTGATAACGTAAACTTCGTAAGCATATATTTCTCGTCCGCAACTGAAACGGATAATATTTATGTGCTGAGAGGTTTTTTGTGCGTAGATTATTATGCTAAATCGAGGGCAGATTTGAAAGCTATGAAGCGAATCATTACGGAAGAGCTGCGCGAGGAGGATTTTTTCGTTGGTTCGTGCTATAACCTTCCATCTGACACGAAGGGCGTATATAAATATGCACAGCGTTATCGTCCGTTAATTTTTGCATAAAGAAAAGGAGAATTAATTTGAATCCAATCACTAAGAACGAGTCCTTCTTTGTTGAGGGTACTGGTAAGGCTATTGTAGTCGGTGAGACTGGCAAGGTTGGTTACATCCACCTCCAGAACGCTACGTTCGAGTTCTCGTCCAAGATGGAGGACATTTTCGGCGGCGAGTCCAATACGTCCCTGTTCTCGTATCAGACTGAGAAGAGCGGTTCCGTCACGTTTACGAACGCTTCGATGGACACGCAGACGGTCGCACTCACTCAGGGCGTAAAGGCCAAGGAGAAGGGTGTTGTTGTCTTCGCTCTTGATGAAGCTGTCACGGTCGGTACTGGCGGTGCTATTAAGCTGGCACACGCTGATACGGCTGACCTTGCTACGCTCGTTGTCGCTGACGATGAGGGTAACGTGGTGAAGGTGACGGACAGCAAGGTTGATGCGACGTATGCTGGCAAGGAGCTTAAAGCTACCTACGCATATACGACCGATACTGGTGCTGTTGGTCTTGATGTGCAGACGGTTTCCGTTCCTGGCTATGCCACGATTTACTTCAAGTCGAAGCCGATGAAGCAGAAAAACGGTCGTATCGTCCGCATGAACGTTATCCTTTACAAGACGCGTTCCGACGGCTCTCTCAAGCTGGATTTCAAGCACAAGAACGCTTTTGCTCCTGAGCTGAAATTCTCCATTGTTGACCCTGAGCGTAAGGACGGCAAGTTCTGGAGCTTCGCTACGGAGGATGTCACGGAGGCAGAGTCCGACAACAAGGATGTTACTGCTCCGACCGCCTCGGCGGGTTCGTCTAGCACGGGTTCCACAGGCACAGACGCAGGTCACTAATGAATGATGGAGGAGAGGTTACTATCTCTTCTCTTTTCTTGTCTTTGAGGGGAAACCCTCATTGACGAAAAACTGAAATCTATTACGAAAGGTTATGACAATATGGAAAAAGATAATTTCATCAAATGCCGTGATGGTAAGGAGCGCGAGATTTTCCCTGCACTTATCAAGTACAAGAACAAGATTCGCCACTATATCACACGGTTCAGAACGGATATGGCTATTCTCAATATCATTTCTCCCGATGTGCAAAAAGTTGTTGAGTCCACGCCTACGAGCGACAATGATAAGGAGTATTTCTCTGATGAGCCGTATGAAGCCATGATGGAACTGCTCGTGCTTGCTTTTGGTGAGAAGTATACGCGAGAGGAAATCGAGGGCTTCGTTGACGTTGCTATGATTCCGAAAATCTTCGATGTGTTCTTCGCGACGAGCGGATATGGAGAAGCAAAAAAAAAGACAAAGAAGGACAAGTAACTTGGGATGAACTTGTTGCCAGCATCGTAGCTAATACGAGCATGACGGTACAAGACATCAAGAACTTGTCCTATCCTGAGTTAGAAGGTCTTATGGAAGGTATGACTAAGAACTCCGAGCGCGAGCAAGATGAACTGAAAGGTGTCCAGCGTACTCATGGTGACGCAAATGACTTCATGGAGTTCATGCAGAATCAGTAATTACTCAAGCTCCTTCCCACAGTAACGGCAGACCTTAGATTCTTTCTTGATATACTCGGCGCAGTAAGGGCATTTCTTGAGAGATTTGTCCTCTGCTAAAACAGTATCATTCTTTTTTATGAGGAGAGAGTGAATAACGGCAATCATAAATGTCATTGTGCCATACAACCACCATTTCCCAAAATTCCTTCCTTTACTTTTTGCGATAAATGCAGGAATTAATCCAACAAGAACAAAAGGTACACTTGCTACAAATGCTATAACAAATGCTATAACGAAGTCAATCTCCACGAGAACACCGTGCGACAACTTGAAATAAATTAAAATAATTAAAGAAATAATTGTGGGTAATAGTGTTAGCGTCAGTATAGAAAAAAATGTAGTCTCGGACATAGTAATAAACGCGCCGTCTTTCTCGTTATTTTGCATCCTCATCACTCCATTCTAGAAAAACACACAATTTACTTAGGTACATTATAGCAAATATTCCCCGATGCGTAAAGGAACATTTTTGTTATTTTGTACCTATAATATACAACAGGCTTATTCGTTCTGTCGTATTAAATTCACCAATTAAGTATAGCATATTCTAATCAAAAGAACAATCCGAAGGAGGATTTATATGCCAGACGATTCTAAGTCTACGAAAATCTCATATAACTTGGAAGTTGAAATTGGCAAGTCTCTTACTAATCTCGAAAAAGTAAAAGATGCGCTCAATTCCATCAACGACATCAAGTTTACCGATTTTAAGGATGAATACAGGAAGTCTATCATCTCTTCCCTAAATGAGACTGGTGGCTCTGCTCTCGAACTAGCACGAAACCTTGAAAAAATCTCTAAATCCCTTGGCTTAACGACCATGACCAAAGAGATTGGAGACGTGAACAAGAAGCTGCAAGAGAGTGTCAATGCGTCTAAAGAGCAAATCGATGCCGCAAAAGGCGTAAAAAAGGCAACAGAAGAGACAGCAAAGGCTCAAGATGATGCTTTAGATAAGTTTCTAGCACAATCCAAGTCAATCAAAACGGCTATCAATGAGATTGCTTCATCAGCAGAGAAAATCAGGACAAATGCTGTTGATGGTATTAACCTAGAGAAAGCCGCTGACAATGTAAGAACTTATTCTGGTATCGTCAGTAAAAACGTAGCTAATATCAAAAAGGAGTTACATTCTCTTGCTGGCAATAATCTAGTCAAGATGGATTTGGGCAACTTTATCTCAGGACTTAATAAAGTCAAGGGACTTCCCAAAGACCTCTCCGTAGAAGGACAGAGAGAGGAAATCCGCGCTCTTAGGAATGAGTATACTCTTCTTTCTGCTGCAAAGGCGGCTCAAGCGAAAAGAGAAGCGGAAAGGGAAAAAGAAGCTGCAAAGGCAAAGGCTAAGACAGAGAAGAACGCTAAAGAAGCTCTTACAACAGATGATAGTTTCTCCGAAAAGGCAGTTAAGGCTATTCTGGAAGAGTATGCCGAAGCCGCTGGGCTTCTCGACGGTATCAAAAAGAAATGGCTGGAAATTGCTAACGTTCTTGACACAAAAGTTAATTCGAGTCTGGTCAATGCAAACGATAAGACAGTCGCTATGGTCGAATCGACGAAGAAGCTGGCACACGAGATAAACGAGAGCTTTAAGAACATCAAGATTCCCGAACCGCCGAGGCTGAACGTCAAGGGAACTACCGCTCCTAAAGCGAAGAAACCGTCTGTCAAGAGTACGGACGCGAATGAGGACATCAAGGACTATACAGAACGTCTTTCTCGCGCATGGGAAAACGTAGGTAAATCTCTCCCTGTCTCCGCTATCAATGCTCTTGCTGCCGATACGCGCTCTATGTATGAATACCTCTGGAACGCGGCACATATCGACTTTTCCTCTATTGCCAATGCTTTCGCTGTTGTAAACGAGGCTCGTGATACACTCAAGAAATTCGGTAAGGATGTTGTTGAAAAAGCCGCGGAGCGTAAGGCACAGGCAGAAGCAGAGAAAAAAGAATCATCCAAAGAGAAGAAAGCTCCTGAGAAACCAGAAGTAAAGACCCTCGATTCGCAAATCCGCGCTAAAGAGGAAGAACTTCGCAAGGCTTATGCAAGCGGAAAGAAAACCAACGACACAAAGGTTGATGTTTCTAAGCAACAGAATGACCTTGTACAACTTCTCAAAAAGGGAGCAGAGCAGGACGAATCCCTTGGCAAATATGCCCGCGCCCTCGCAAGAATCACACAGGCAGAAGCGCTCCTCCAGCAACTCGGCAACGGTGATTTCGCTCAAGGTATCAATCGCGCTGACAGGGATGCTAGAAAGTATCTCACAACGCTTGAAACCCTTCGTAGGCATTTCGAGGAACTCAAACGGTCAGTAAGTAGGAAACTTGGCGAAGAACCTGCAAAGCGTCTTGAAGCCGCTCAGAAAGAGCATGATAAGCTCGTCAACAGCGGATGGAACAGCAGAGATAACGGCACGATTCTCAATGAACGCAAGTGGGAACAAGCTCGGCAGAGAATTATTGCTTTACGCAAGGTTCTTTCAGAACTTAAAGGTGACCTTTCTACAACAAATCCATTCTCAGAGGGAAAATACGCTGACTATGTAAAGAACGTACAGAATCAGCCCATGAGCTTGAGAGACATTGAAAAAGCGCGTAGTGGTATGAAAGTCACTAACCTTTTCGATGAGGAAATTAAGCAACAGGAACAGGCCGCAAAGAAAAGTTCTGCCCTCCTCAAGAAGCAAATGGAGGAAGAAGCCAAGGCTCAAAAAGAGGAAACTAAGCAAGCAGAGAAATCCGCACAAGAAAGAGAGAAAGTCCTCCAAGCGGAACAAAAGACACGCCTTGCTATCCAGAAAGCTCGTCAAGCTGCTCAGAAGAAAGCCGATGCAGAAGAAGCCGCTCGGCAGGAGCAGATTGCTAATCAGCTTAAAGCTCTTGAGAAGGTAAAGAGAAGAATCTCCCAGCATACTGGTAAGGCTGGGCTTGTCTATACTCAGAACAGCTATATCACGGAGAAGAACCGTATCGAGGATATTGCAAAGGCACTCAAGCAACTTGGCGAAGAGGGAAAGGCCGTAGGCGTTGACGAGTCCATGCTAAAGGGCGTAAACGTCAAGAAGCCAGCTCCTCTCAAGGATAACAAGGTTGAAGCCCTCTCTATCTCCGAATCGTTCAATGCACGGCTCTCCGAAGCGCGTAAGAACGCTCAAGACCTCTACTTACAGTTCCAAAAGACAAATTCTATTACTGATAAGATTGGTTTTGAGAGAGCAAGAACCGAACTCAGACTTCTCAACCGTCAGGCAGAGCGATTCAATGAGGAAATTTCTAAAGCTCCTCGTCATGCGCTTAATATAGAGAACATCCTCAGGAGAGCTAGAGAATCTGCGAACTGGGCAATCGGTAGTTCTATTGAGAATCATATTATCAGTTTCCCCTCCGATGTGGTATCTGACGTTTCTAAGTACGAGCTTGCTATGGCTGGTATCGCACAGGTGTTGCCGAAGGTAGAAGAAGGACAAGCGGCGATGAACGGAGAGTTCTCAAAGTTTGCTTCTATCGGTGCTCAATTCGGACAGTCTGCTGATAATGTCCTCGAAGCGGCAAGGTCTGTCGGTCGTTTGTATGGCCAAGGCGGCGGTGACGCTGACGTGGGCGCTAAGAATACTGAAATTCTGACGGCGCAAGCGGCTAAGATGGCTACCACAGATAACTTTGAGATGAAGGACGCTGTACTTGGTCTTGAGTCGGCACTCTCCCAGTTCAATATGCAGACAGAGGACAGTAACCTATTGATGGCACGTTCTACTCATATCCTCGATGTGTGGACGAAACTTGCTCATACATCTGGTGCTTCGGCGCAGGATTTGACAGAAGGTGTTAAGCAATCAGGAGCTGCCGCGAACGCCGCTGGTGTTTCCTTTGGTTTCTTAAACGCACTCATCGCAACAGGTGTCCGTACCACGGCTAAGAGTGGTAATGAAATCGGTACAATGCTGAAATCCTTGTTTGCCTCGATTCAGTCAGATAAGGCTGTCAAGGCTATGCAAAAATTCGGCATTGAGGTTTATAAGATTGGCGCAAACGGAAAGAAAGAGTTACGTCCTGTTGAAGACCTGATTCTTGATATTTCCAAAGGACTGCAACACACAAACCTTGATTCTAAGTCCTTGTCTGATTTTATGCTTGCTATCTCTGGTGGTAAGTGGCAATCATCCAAGACCATCGCTCTCTTGAACAACTACAACGAGTTGAAACGTACTATCGAGCTGACCAAGGATTCCGCTGGATTCACAGACCAACAGTTAGCTCTCCAGATGGACACGGTTGCTCGTAAGGTAGAGACTCTGAAAGCGAATATCGCAAAGCTCTTCATGTCGAACGGCAACAACGGTCTTGTTAATGACATTAAGTGGATTCTCAATCTCTTAAATAGTCTCCTTGAAAAAAGTCAAAAAGGAACATCTCACGCTTATCAGTTCGCGAAGGGTATCCTTGCTATTGTTGCGGCATACAAGTTATTACCTCCTATCCTCAGACAAATTGCTTCTTTAGCTGGTAAAACTACTGCGATGTGGGAAGTCGGTGCTGCACAAAAAAATGCAGGTATCATCTCCTCTCTTGCTGGAAACCTTCAAGCTGCTTATGCGTCTGGCAGGTCTTCATACATGACTCAGGTGATGAATATCCCAGCGGCTACGTCAATAAATAAATCCGATTCGAAAAGTTCTGCTACCGTTAATTCAATAAGACAAACAAAAGAATATAGAGCAGAGCTTGAGCGTCTCATCACTACTGACAAAAAGGTTGTTACGTCTACGAAAGCGGTACAACTGGCTCAGATGTCTTATGCACAGCAACTCAGGATAGCTGATAGATACGCTAAAGCGAACGCAGTAAGTACCGAAATCGCTAGAGTTAAAATGATTGCTATGGCTGACGCAGGCAGACTTGCGGCCGCAGGGATGACTGCTGCTTCTATGGCAGCTCGCGTTCTCAATATTGCCTTTTCTGCTTTTGGTGGGCCTATCGGAGTTATAATTACCCTTCTTGCAGTTGTTGTTCCTCTTTTTCTCGATTTTAGTGAAGCTACTGATAAGGTAAAGGAAAGTCTGGAAACAGAAGTTGATACGCTTTCTAAAGAGGTTGATGCTCGTAAAAAGAACATCGAAATGACAGATAGCAGCATAGAAAAAGCACAAGAACTGAAAGAAGCTATTGAATCTGGGAAACTCTCAGAAGAAGAACTTGCAACTTCAAAAAGTAAGCTAATCGACATTGACCAACATTTGACAGATGTGTTTGGCGCAGATGCAGCAGAAAGAATCAAGCAAGCTGGTTACACAACAGAAGCATATAATGCTGAAAAAGATAATTATATTACTGCGACAAATGCAAAAGAAGAAAAACTAAAAGAAGCAAACACTTCTCTCTATCAATATTATCTCAATCAAGTTGAATGGACGAATAAAGAAAGAGATAGGTTGGAAAAATCCATTCAAAACTTTGGTAAATGGACAACCTCACAGCTCGATGGGTTAAATATCCTTCAAAAAGCATACGCTATGTTCTATCAATTTAGATACAACATGGATGCGCAAGCGATTGAAGTAGACAAACAATCTATTGAATCACTTAAAGAGGAGCAAGAAAGCCTTGGGGACGGTCTTTTAGACACCGTGCTTAAAAAAATCAAAGAAGCACAGATAGATAATATCCAGAGACACCTTGACTGGGTAACAGAAGACCAAAGTGAAGTTAAAGGAAAAGCGTTAGAAGATATTCAAGGCTACCTAGACGAAGAGAACAAAAAAGCGCAAGAAGCGATTGAAGGACTCCAAAAGGTTACTCCTTATGAGTCCAAAGACATTACAGAGGGACGCAACAACGAAGGCAAGGATTCTGAGAATTTCGGCTCTGGGCGTGGTGGTTCTGGTTCTGGAAGGGATTCATCTGGCCATGAGAAGAAAGAACCGAAAGAGTATATAAACTACTCTGACGAACAGCAACAGGCTATCGCCACAGTCAAAGATATGATGTCTCGCGGTGATTTTTCCAAGTATGGCGTGAAAGAATCTTCCTTGTTTAGTCTTCTGAACCTGTTCTATGGCAAGGGTGCTAAGAATACAGACTTCTCTGGTATCAGCGACCTGTTTGCTACTGGCGGTTCTGACCCATTTGATTCTGCTTATAAGCTCCTCGAAAAGTTTGGTAACCTTGCTTCACAGGGGTTATCCGAGGGTGAGATTTGGAAGAAACTCTATGGCAATTTCCTCTCCGATGAGCAACTAGACAAGGTTCTTCCTGACTATATCGAGGAATTTGATAAGAAGTACAACAGTACGAAGTATTCTAGGGACTATTCCCGAAACGATGAACATCGCATGACGGAAGGTTCTAGGCTTAATGCTGGTGGGTATGATTACAGTTCCTTCACAAATCCATATCTTGCTGAACTTGCGGTAAGGGTGTCGAAAGAAATCCAAGACACAACAGGCCGCTATATCACTCCTAATATGATGTATGGCCAATTTATGTCTGAAACTCCTAACGTTACTGAGTTTACTACAAACGCTCACATCGGCGGCTATATGGGAAGTTTCAAAGACGAGGCAGACCTCATCGATGAATTAGCTAAGACATACATTCGCGGTGACGCTTATAACGGTATGCGCTACGATGACGCTAAAACCGCTACGGATTGGTATAATGTCGGTCACACTAATGCTTGGCCCGAGGACGAAGATGGATATAATTACTCTCGTTCTATTGACCAATACGCTAATGAGTCTGGTTGGAACACGGCAACACAAACCATTGGCGAGAACATCGGTGAAGCCATGGTCAAAGAAGCTGACGCTCATGCTGGCGAACAATGGCGCGGCATAGATGCAGGTTTTGATGATAACTCTACATGGGAGAGTCAATGTTCGTCTTGGGTTTCCTACATGATGAACAAGCACGGTATCACATCTGTCAATAGTCCGAACGGCGACACGCTTATGGAACAGGCAGGAAGTGCATATCACGCTGGTGAAGCTCCTCTCAATGCTGGTGACATCATCAACTGGAATAAGCATGTAGGTATCTATGACGGCAACGGTGGGTATATCGCACGGAACAGTAGCGGCGGCGTTCATCATGGAACAATGGAAGAAGCGCAACAGTATTTCGGAGCTGTTCTCGGTCGTGTAGACATCAAAGAACTTGCTCAAGCTAACGGTGTTAAATATGGCTCTCCTTCGATTAGTTCGAGCGAGTCTGTTGACCGTTGGGAGAAATACCGTGGTGAAAATGCGTTCCATAGAAACGGTATCGAAGAAGCTGCTTATCGGTACGAGACTGACCAGAAGCGCTATGAGAGGGAACAGAAACGCCTTGAAACCGAAGCTAAACTGAGTGGCTATACGGCTAAAATCTATAAGAAGATTGCCGAGAACGAAGAAGCTAAACTCAAGTCTACGGAGACTACGCTTAGTTACTGGAGAGCAATCCAACAGAACGGCGAAGACTTCCTCAAGGACTATTCCGATAAGTTCAGTGGCTTCAAGGGTTTCCTGAGTGAGAATAATCTGTCCATCGAAGGTATCAAGACACTTCCAGATTCTGAGATTCAAGAGATTGCGAAGAAGTTTGATAAAGAGGGCAAGGGTGATTTCACCAAGGCTATTAACTCTATCATCAAGTCTCGTAGTCAACTAGATTCCCTCGAATCGAAGTATGTAGAAGACAAAGCGGAGCGCGACCGTAAGGTTTATGGCTCTATGTCTCCTACGGAACGTCTGGACGCACAGCTTGAGAGTCTTTCCAACGCACACGAGTACAAAGTAAACGGCATGACCGACAATGAGTCCTATATGGAGAATATGCGGTTCTATGCACAGAAACTTGACATCCTGCAAAAGAAATACGACTGGATTCATTCTCAGTTATCTAAGGCAGAGTCAAGCGACTACGAGAAGCGTAGCGGCTGGGAGACAGAACGTGATGCCGAACAGAAACGCCTTGATTTGCTTATCGAGAAACGCAAGACCCTCACAAGCGAAGATAAGACACTCAATGCCGAGATTCAAAAGGTTTCTAAGCATGTAGATGAACTTACCGATAGGATTGACCAAAACCGCGAACACGGCGGCGAAGCTACACAGCAATATAAGAAGGACTTGACAGAGGTTCAGAAATCCATTGACGATGTAAAGAAATCTCTTAATGCTGTGACAGACCAACTTGCCGACATCATCGAAAATGGTGTCCATTCTATATTCTCCGATGTGCTGCTCGAAGGAAAGTCGTTCAAAGAGTCGTGGAAAGCACTCTGGAGTGATATTGCAAAGCTCGCTCTCCAACAAATCCTCAAGGTTCAGATGCAGAAATGGGGACTCAAGGACATTCTTAGCGGTGAGAACATCACGAGAAGGGTGCAGAGGAGAAACTTTGTCAACAATATCGGCAGAGTAGGCGGCTTTATGAGCGGCTGGAGCGGAAACGTCATGGATAGGATTCCTTCCTCTCGATACGGTGCAACAAACCAATTCGGCGGTAAGGCAGACTATACAAAAGCGTTCTCAGACCTCGGACAAAAGCTGGCAATCAATTCTACTACTGTTAAGGGTGCTTCAGCAGTCACAAATGCCATGTCAAATGCAACTAGACTTCTCACAAAAGAGACAATCCTCGGCACGGCTAAAACGGCATTAGACACTAGCGCAAAGGTTACAGGAACGGCTACAACAACAGCAAATACTTCGGTCATGGATATTTTGTCTGGTTCGGTTATGACCTTGAATGGGACGATGATGACAAGGAATTTCTTCCCAATGGCTGCTGGTGGATTGATTCCTAAGTTCGCTACTGGCGGTGACACAACAGGTCTTATCGGAGGAGCAGGAACAGGTACAAGTGATTCCATTCTTACCTACCTTGCTAATCGAGGGCAGTTTATCCGCACATCCAATGGTGAGTATATCATCAAGAAATCCACGGTGGATAAGGTCGGAGTTTCCTTCCTCGATACGCTCAATGCCAATCCAGAAGCTATTGCTGGTATGAAGCGATACGCGGACGGCGGTGACCTTGGTGAGTCCTATGAGCCTGTTATGAGTCCTAAAACTGTGGAGAATTACCGCAAGTTCAACCGTAATAACACCGTGATTAAGACAAGCAGCAACAAACGTCTGGAACAGCTTATGCAACAACAGAACGATATGTTAGCCGCTATGGGGAGTAAAGATAACGGTTCTGGGAATATGGTTGTTCTCAATACGCAAGCAGATAGTGCAAGTGTTATGAGAGCAATTCAAAAGAACCCGCGTGCTTTCCAGAGAATCATGGGCAATCAACAGCGTCACGGTTTCAGATAATCTTTCGTAAGCTCCCATAAAGGGAAAGCCTAGGTGAAAAGCCTAGTAAACGCCGCAAGAAGCTCAGGCGTTAAGGAGGTATCATGGAAAATATAGATAAATACATTGGTATTCTTCATAAATTCAACGGTCGTGACTTCGACGGATGTGACTGCCTTGGTCTGTGTTCCTTGTTTTACAAAGAGCATGGCTGGGAGCAGACATTTGACGATGGACGGCCTATTACAAAGGACTGGGAGAAGAGAGAGCCTTTCCGATTAGCAAGGTATCTCAATGGCCATTTCACAAGAGAGAATGATTACGAGAAACTGCAATTCGGAGATATTATTCTCTTTGACGTTCTCGGTGACTCCCACCTTGGTATCTATCTTGGATATGGTAAGGTTTTAGCTATGCAAGTTCCCACAATCGAAGGAGAAACATCAAGCACAATTTACCATAGAGATTTCTGGCAAAAAGGATTCAAGGCAGGTTATAAACGATGAGTGATATTGAAGTATTAAATATTGTCCCTCGTGGGGAAGTACAAAATATTTACTCATGGGAAAGCAAAGAAATTCAGTTCTATAACGGTATGGTTGTCCATAATCGCAGGAGAGCAAGAGCAAAGAAAATGCTATCTTTTGTTGTGTATGGTAAGGAAAATATGCTCGGGTATCTTCGCGACTTCTATGACAGACATCACGGACTTCTCGATAAGTTTTATTTCAACTATAATGGAACAAAAGAAACGTGTCGTTTTGCAGAAAAAATAACATTCAAACAGATTCGTGAGATGCAGAACATCGTCGGTTATAGTGCTGAAATTAAGTTGCAGATTGATAGAAGTAAGGTTTTATATCAAGAACTTCCAGAATTTGCCGAGTTTGATTTTCCGATTCGAGGAGAAATTGAAGATACAGACGATTGGAATACAAATATCCTCGAAACGCTTGCTGACGCTAGAGAAAAAACATGGAACAATCCTATCCACACTTTCACCTTCAATATGAATGGAAAAAAGAAAGAGCGAGATAGGCTGATGGCTCTGTATAACCGCTACGGTGATTTCTCTCCTCTCCAGTTCATTAACCACGGAAATATCTATAATGTGTATATGCCTAGTGAGCTTACTATTACAGATATTCGAGAAATGCAGAACATTGTTGGATATAAGTGTCAAATGACTCTTACTTCGGACAATGGGGCAGCAAACCATGTCGTGTTGAAGCCGTATTCTTACCTTTTCGGAGAGAGCAATGAGTTCTATTTCAAGAGAGCTGTTTGCTATTTCAGCGGTAAGGAAAAAAGTGAATTACTCGGTGTTGATAAGGGAAAGACGTACCTTTTTGGTGCTCCTATGATTCCTCAGACAGCAAGTTCCTCCACTATGCACCTCGTTGTTGTTGGTGCTCCTATGAAAAAGGACGGTGATTGATTTTGTCTTATATCCCTGTTGAAATGGAGAAAGCAAAAGACTCAAACGCTCCGTTCTTTATTGAACTGTATGTCCTAAAGCTCAGAACAGGACTTTCCTATATTGCTGCATGTGATGAGGATATTGTTTTCAATGGTCAAACCTTTGTACACATTCCCTTTTCGAGAGACGATATTACGAGGAGTGCTGATAATCTTTTCGATGAGACACAGGTACATCTTGGCGATGTTGACGGAACTAAGCTGTCTTATGTGTTGAATGGTTTTGACTTTCGCGGATGTGAGGTTGGTATCTGGAAAATACAATACCCTGACAGTCTGAAAGATGGTTCTTGTCTCCCTATCTTTATCGGCTACCTTGATTCACCTTCTTATTCAGAGGGTGTTTTTTCATGTACGCTACGTTCCATTTTCCCCACGGTTAATACTCCGCAAAGGCTTTACCAGACACAATGCAATAGTAACTTTGGCGATGCGAATTGTGCTCTTGAACAAAAGCAGTACAACGTAAAAATCACCAATGTGAGTACGGATGGAAATGTTCTGACTGTTGAAAGCTCTTTCGATAAGGATTTCTTTTCCTTTGGAATGGCTATTATCCGTGGCGAATCGAGGAATATTATCAGCAATGACGGAAACAATATCACGCTTGGTATCAACTTTCTACAAAGTGATTTGGTTGGTCAGTATGTGATTCTCGAACGTGGTTGCGATAAGACAAAAGAGTGTTGTAAGAAGTTCAATAATCTAAAACATTTCAGCGGTTTCCCAGCAATTCCGTTTGAAGCTAATTATCACTAAGGAGGGAACAATGAAGGATAGATTTATCACGTCCCGCAATGCCTTGAGCGATGAGGTTTACGGTGACGAATTTCTGAAATTTTCCTCTAAAGCGTTCAAGTTTGACCTTCAACGATTCGGTAAAGGCGGTGGAGGTAAGGACGCTGGTAAGGTTGCTTTATCCGTCGTTGGTTTTGCGGTTGGCTTCTGCAATCCTGCTATGTTTGGCTTACAAGCGGCTCACGGCGTTTCCCTTGCGGCTGGTATCATGGGGGCTTCTCTTTTCTCCTCGATTTGGACGGCTTTTGGTGGTCAGCAAGGACAATCGAATAGCAACGTAAGTGTAATGAGGTTTGACCGCGAACAGGAAACTCAGTCTCTCGGCGGTGTTATCCCAGTTGTCTATGGTAGAAGAAAAGTAACTGGCAATCAGACGCTTCACGAAACAGACGCAGATGCAAATACACTTCATAAGCATGTTGTTCTCTGCGAGGGTGGTATTGAAGGTGTCGAAAACGTCACGGCTGCTTCTTACAACATCCCCGACTCATCGAGTAAAGATGATATTCAGAGCAGGACTATCTTCTATGTGCAGAACAGACGATTCGAGGACGCATGGGTACAGATGGACGGAAAACAGCTTCAACTGTACTGGAACGGAAACCTCAAAAAGTTAGACTTAAAAAATCAGGACGATACACAAAGCTCGGACGCAAGTTATTGGTCTTGGCAGATGGAAGTGTCTTCCCTCATCTCGTATATCAATAGATTGCAGGACGGATGGGAGGCGTTCCCTGTTGCTAATACCTCTCGAAGTGCAGGAGACATCCTCATTGGTGACTTAACCTTCAAGGGACGCGCGGAACTACGCAAGGATGGCGGCGATGATTGGGACATTAGGGCTTATAGAGACGGTATGGTTCTCCTCTCTGTCCCTAACACTAGACACAGCGAATCTCATTGGCATCACATGCGAAAACGTAAGGCATGGTATTGTACATTTGACCGATATGTAGTGAACAGCAAGCCCTCTCCGTGCTACCGCAAGCCTGTTCCAGCCGTTGCTTCTACGATTGCAGGACAGACTAAAATGACGTATCACGACGGAGACACACCTGAGAACTATGAAACGGTCGGCGGCTATCCTAATATGGCATGGCTAGACCTTACTTTTTCTGTATGTAGTGAGCTAAACGGAAATCCGTCTATCGAAGCACTTGTAAAAGGACGCAAGGTATATGATACGCGAACTAATCAATGGGTATATTCAACAAATCCTGCTATGTGTCTCAGGGACTTGCTTCTCAACAAGACATACGGCGGCGGTCTTTGGCTGACAGAGGAAAATATCGACGAGGATAGTTTCAAAGAAGCGGCTGACTGGTGCGACGCGGAAGTCTCCTACAAGATGGCTGACGGAACAGTTCTTACAGGCAAGAGATATGAATTGAACCTTGTCATGGACAATCAGCAATCTATGTGGGACTGGATTCAAAATATCATGGCTTCTTTCTGCGGCTATCTTGTCCTGTCTAAGAATAAACTTCATCTGCGAATCGAGAGACAGACTGATATATCCTACAAGTTCACGGACAGTTCTATCAAGGATTTCTCTATCTCACAGATTTCCCTCGATGAGTGTCCGAACCAATATCAAATCAAGTTTATCGACCCTCTCAATAACTGGCAAACGGCAACCGCTATTGTTGATGATTATGGTGACCAACGACAACGGCACAAGATTATTACAAAAGAGGTTGAACTGGAGGGCGTTACTTCTCAGGCTCAAGCTCTTCGTCTTGGTCGTTTCTATCGAGACTACAACAGAACGTGTACTCTTCAAGTAGAGTTCAAGACTGGCTATCAAGCTGCACACCTCGAACCGTCCGATGTTGTTTCCATTACCTATAAGGATATTTTCGTAGAAATGCCCTTTAGAATTACGGAGATTCAAGAGACAGAAGACGGCGAATATACCATTAAGGGAAGACAGTACAATCCGACTATCTACAACGATACGCTCGGTGCGACAATCACAATGCCTAACTATTCTCTTAATAAGCCTGTTCTTGGCACGCCATTGCCAGCTGACGGTATCAGAGTTACGGTTCTTGATGATATTCTCGATACGCCTATCACAAAGCTAAAAGCAAAAGTAACGTGGGGAGCTTCTCCTACACAAATCGGGGTGTATTATTCTCTCTATCGTAAATATCCAGATGGGGAATGGGAGCTTCTCACAGATACAAATGTTTGTTCCTATGAGGCCGAAGAAAAACAGGATGCAAATGTAGCGTTCCGCGTTATCGTCAGAAATGAGAGCGGTCTGTACTCTAAAGCGATTGAGACAGGTACGGTTACTCTTCACCTCACGGACAGTCCTCCAGCCACACCACAGAACGTCATTCTCACAAAAGATGGCGCAAAGTTCAGTCTTACATGGGATAAGAATACGGAGGGAGACTTCAAGGAATACACGGTCAAATACCGCGACAAGCTCGAACACACAACCAACACTCGATACACAGGTATTGGCGTAGATGGTATTAATACGGTCGTTATCACGGCTTATGACCAAGCTGGCAATTCGGCAAGCACTACAAAGACGTTCACGATGTCGTTAATGCCTAACCCTGTTGCCTTTGTACGGCAGAGTATGTCTGGAGAATACGTTACCCTTTCTTGGGATGAAGCAATCGGCGCGACGTTCTATGAGATAAGCGGTGACTATCATGCTGTGACATACGAGACGAAGATTACGTTTAAGGCAACCAAGCAGAGCCTTTCTCTTAGTATTCGTTCTGGTAATGACTATTGTTTCGCTTCTCCATATAAATTTACAGTAGACACAGACGCAAGCGAAGGAAAAGGGACTGAGATACGAAGTATAAATCTTCTCGATTCGGTAACTCTTGATAATAATTCAGAATTTCTTATTGAAGACGGAGTAAAAACTCTTGTGAAAAAGGAGATTGATAAATAATGAGCGACCTGATTAAACTTTACAATGGTACGGTAACAAAGGATGCAACTGACGGAACAGAGCTTTCCCAGAACGGTACACAGACAAATCCCTTGTCCTTCACGCTGAACGCGGCTAAAGAGGACTCCTCCTGCCAACAGATTGCGATTCGGTGCGATAGTGGCTATAAGACTTACGGAGATACGGTTATCACGGCTTACCACTACAACTCTGAGACAAAGAAGTATGAGCCTAATACGGGTGATACAGCTAAGTGGTTTTTTGCTGTTGGTGACTATGACTCAGCGGCAAATGCGCTTACAAACGCAGCGTGGTCTAACAAGCTCACAATCAGCGACGTAATCACGGATAAAAATACGCTTATCTGGGTCAAGGCGGCTTCTAGCAAGGCAGAAATTCCAGCAAACGACACGGATGAATCTATCCATATTGAAGCAGTAATCGAACAGGCATAAAGGGGGATTCCTTTTGGGTAAGTTCTTCTACGCAAATACGCACAATGCAGACCTTCTGAACTATGTCAACGATAAGGGTAACGGTTCTACGGCACTTGAGGAAATCACCTATCTCGATAAGAAATGGATTCGTATTCCGTATAACATTGAAGCAGGATTTATGATTAACCCTAAGTCCCTGTCGGATTTCTACTATTCGGCAGAGGTTATTCCTATTCCCAAGGATTTCACAAAGATGTATAAAGCAGAAATGCCGAACGGAGATACGCTTTCTTCTTATGTAAGGTACTATACATCGGCAAGTGATAGTGTCACAGACTATTCTGTAAATCATGTGGCAAGAATCAGGTATAATTGGAACGACTATCATTGGGACTGGCTCTACGAACATCATGGTGATGGAAATTGGCTGCCTGATATACCTCCAATGGGAAGTTGGGGTGATAAATACGATTCATACGGTTCTTCCTATGCGAACGTTGATGTCTTAAAGTCATATATCGAAGGGGGGAATGTTCTCAAGGTATACTACCATAACAAGGTAGGCGGTCAATGCAAACATATCTCCTCTATTCAGAGCAGTATTGTAAGAGCTAGGGCTGTTCCATTCAAGATTGCTTTTCAAGGTGTTTATCTCCGCAACCTGATTGTTTCAGAAGACCCTATCACCTTCTCCGATACGGTACAAGAGGTTGATGTAGAGAGCATTACAGGAGATGGATGGGCAAAGGTCGGCGATAAGTATACGACGCAGTTCACAAACGCTACGGCTACACTAAAAGTCAATGCTGATTCCCTCGCAAAAGCTAAAACGCTAGTTGATGTTCGTAAATTTGGTTTCTGTGGTACTACCTCAAGAACTGGAGAGAATATCAACGCGCTCGATGTAGCTTATGGTACGAATACTTCCCAGCAAAAGGTTGACTACGGTGACCACTCTATCGGCACGGCATGGGATTTCGTTGATGGTATTGATACACTTACTCTTACAACAAGGAGGATTTCAGAATGAGTTTTTCCTATTACAACAAGGGTGATGTTACCTTACTCCCTAACTCTTCTAAAGGTGTTAGTCAGTCAGGAGAATATATTCGCATTGACAAGGGTTGTTATTTTTCTATTCCTACACCAATCGAGACAAAGGACGCTTATTACTCTTTCTTCTATTCCAAAGATTACACATACGCTGACCCATGGTTTTCGTTCACGCTCAAAAATAAAGAACTTCGTGTCAACGCGACAACCTTTAGTTCTTTATTCACTGACAAACATGCTGACCTTGGTACAGGAGTAAGGGTTTTCTGTCACTTTCATGTTCAAGATGATGGCCTTTTAGTAGAGGTAACAATCGCTGGGGCTAAATATAGCACAGTTGACACGAGTGTAAAGTCTTTGCCTATGTCTGTCACATTCGGAAATGACTATTCGGGTGGAGCGTTGGTTAAGGATATTTTTATTTCTGACACGGAGATTCCAGTTTATGCCGAATACACACACCTCACTATCAATGACATCACGAATTGGGAGAAAGGAACGGACGGAAATTATCTTCTCACGGATATAGATAAAGAGGGCGTAATTCAGCTTGATAATGAGCAGTTGGCAAATCTGAAACAGACATCTGATATTATGTCCTGTTATCTCTGCTGTCAGCTTGAAAAGAAGGGGTCTAAACTCAAAACTCTGCAATTTTCCGTTGGCGATAAGGTCGGTACATACGAGATTCCAGTTGGCACTTCCACTTGCTATATTCCGCTGAAATTTGATAGTCCGTCCGATATGCAGAACATAAAAATTGTAATTAAGGGGTGAGTGACATGGACGATAGGGTAACTGTAAGCGATGTAAAGCTCGTAGCCATCATCAATTCTGAACGCGTAAAGGTTACTCCTAGAAAAGTTGTCGCTTACTATTTTCCTCACTATAAACTCGTCGCAAAGGACATTCAAGTTTTTGTCGTACCAAAAGAAAAAATTGTTGATGAAGTAACGTTCAAGTTTTTTGACGTTGGCGTAAAGGTCGTTCGTAGGAAGATTTCTGTATCTACAAACTATGATGCTGTTCGAGAAATCCATGATATTGACTATGAGACAAAGGTACAATTCGACGGAAAAGTGTCCTATGCAACGATGGGAAATATTCTGAAAGACGCTACTGAGTTTACTGTTGTCATGGATATAGATTCCTCCGATTCGCAAGATACGAAGAGCAAGGACTATTCGAGAAGGGAAACATTCCTAAACGTGACTAAGAACGGCACTGTGAGTGGTGAATTTAATATTGGCATAGACAATGGTATGTTGTACCTGTATAGCGGTCTTGGTGGAAGTGGAGAGGTGGTGCTTAAATGAGTTTTCTCTATAAATCAAAAGGAGAAGCAGACTTCTTTGATGTCCACAATAGCTATGTTGTAATTACAGACTCGTACAAAACTATTACTGGCACGGCCTTAAACGTCGGTTTTGCCAATAAAATCACCAAGAACGTTCCATCATGTAGTGAGTATTGGATTAGCTACGACTTTTACACATACGGAACTCATCGTGGGTGTGATTCGTGGTTTTGGCATGTTGTTTCTTTGAATGAAAATTCTATCGACAGACCTACAACTGCACTTGTTGGTGGTAGTGATAATAATTACTTCACTTTCGGTGATTCTGGTATCAATGGGCATCCAGGTATCAATCATGTGTATATCCATTTCAGCACGATAGACGGAACAGCGGAACTTTGGCTAAATGGTGTCTATATCAATAAAGTTACCTATTCTTGGCTCAAGGGGCTAAAAGTAACGACTATTGCCTTTTCGTGTACAGGCGGCGGTGATAATTATTCGCAAAGAGCTAACGCACTCTCTAATTTCACCATTTCAGACGAGAAAATAGACGAAAACGGCATTTGGTATAACCCTGCTCTGTCCTCCAATGGTAACTGGGGTGTTGATAATTTTGCGGTAAGAGGTTCTAGTGGTGTAAGTGACCCATACTGTGCTTTCGATTCAAGTTACAGCTCGTATATGAACAGGATAAACAATGGTCAATATTTAGATATTTTCATCAAAGAACCTGTTTCACTTACAACTGCTATTTTCTTGAGTAATGATTCCGACCCTCCTAGCGATGCCGTTATTCAAAGCTCTTCGGATGGCGTGACATATACTGATATTGCTTCGTTCAAGTGCAGCGGTAATACTCCAACTGTCGTACCTCTAAAAACAGGGGGAAGTTCCTATTATCGCATCCTCTCTAAAAATACCACAGGTGGAGCAAATAGAGATTTTTCAAACATCAACCTTATCGGAAAAACAAAAACACTCACTTTCGTATCTGATTCTTTTGATGCTAGTCGTTTTGTGAAATACACAGGAAGGACAGCAGAATATGACACGAAGATACATAAAGTGTTGTCTGTTTCCTGTTTTCTCGATACGGACAGAACTATCCGAAAGGCAATTCCTGTCTCTATTGACTATGACGCTAATCGGAGGGTTGCCTATAAATACACACAGCGGTTAAACGGCGGCGATTATGTATACAATACTGGTGTCCGCGTCAACGATGGTAAAAAGCATATAATCATTCTGAGGGCGACAGGAACAAGGCTGGAGCTATTCTGCGACGGAAAGAAGCTGCCAGTAGAGTTACCTCAAAGCCGTGGCGTGTGTGATTCCACTACCTACCTTGGTGCGTTCTATGACGGAAATAGCCATACACAGTTCAATCTTTACGGACTGCAAGTATTTAAGCGTTCCCTGACGGACGATGAACTTAACAAGATTCCTTCCGATTCGCTGGCTAGGTTTGATAAGTTTAACTCAGATACAAAAGATAGAACGTCGATTCCTTGGACTGTCTACGATGAGAGCGGCAACAAAAACAATATGTCCCTCTATTGGTCGTTCACTAAGGATTTCAACCCCCGAGTCAATGTCAAGGATGATTATGACACCTGTGTGCGTTCAACAGTCGGTGTATCTAGTGATTCTGACTTATCGAGAGCGCTCTATACTGACAGGCTCAATGTTTCGGATGACTATGTTGCAATTCGTAGGATGGTTTCTTATGAGTATGCAGACAACGATGCCCTCAGAAAGACGAGCAGAGGATTTTCTTATGAGTTCTCTTCGATTCGCAGACTGGCAATACCCTCTATTAAAGAGTTTGACTCTCTCAGAACTACCAACAACGACCACTTTACATGGCAACGTAAGAACTTCTCCACAGAAAGAGAGCTTTCCTCGATTCCTACGTCCTCCTATGCGGTGTGTGAGTGTGATGGAATTGACCTTGATGATGTGTATACGATAATTCCCTACCTCGATTTGCAAGGCACTTGTCGCGCCCAGATGCGTTATGGCTCTGATTCCTACGGAGAGTGGGAAGATTACACGGCGAAGAAGATAGATTGTAGATACATCCAGTTCCGTATTCTCATTAATGGCTATTGTAATGCGGCAGAATTAAAGATTGTTGCACCAATCCAAGAAGAGACACAGGTCATTGATGTCACGGCAAGCGGCACAGATGTTGCTTTCGATAATCTCTACTTCAAAACTCCTAGCATTTTCCCATCGTATACAGGTGGCACGATTGAAATAAAGAATATAACGCGCTATGGGTGTACTGTGTACCTCAAAAACGAAAGTGGAACATATATAGACGGTCAGGTATCTTTGATGATAAGAGGGTGATTGATTGGAACAAGAAACGCTTGAGTACAGGCTGAAAAGGTTAGAGGAACAGTCTTCGGAGATTCTTGCTAGTCTCAATGACTTAAAGTCTGATTTACCTAGTCTGTACCCATCGAAGGAAGTCTATCGTTCTGAGATGAGCGACCTTGAAAGGAGGGTTGGTGAGCTTGAGAAGAATAAGAACACGGCTTTCTGGGCTATTATTTCTGGTGGCGGTGCTCTTATCGTAACTCTGCTCAGATTTGTCATTGGTTTTTGAAAAGCTAAAGAACAAGGCATTGGCTACTGCCGATTGGGTGAGAAACAATGTCTATACATGTGCAGCTCTCATGGCTATCCTATGGGGGCTGTTTTTCATGTGCGTGGGTACTTCTTGGCTGGTAGGTTATTGGCTTAATGGTCTTTGTGGGTATCACTTCGAGCTGTCTAGCTGTTGGCAGGGGCTACTTGGTGTTATCGGCGCTGTCCCTTCTATTTATGGTCTTGTCAGACAGTCTCTCGGCAAGTATCGGATTGATAGTGAGTTGAACAGTCCTAACGGTGCTCCACCTGTAAGGAGGTAATTCATGGATAAGATTAAGAGTTTGTTTCACAAGATTCCTCATATCGAGAAGCTGAAAGAGATGGGAAGGAAAGCTGAAAAAGCCGTCCTTTGGTTTCTTTCTATGTTCTGTATGTTTGTTCTTTGTGTTGTCTACTATGCTTTCGCCATCGGTGCATTTTGGGCATTACTTGCCTTAATTCTGATTGGGAAGATTATGCCGCTTATCATCGTGGTCTGCATTGTGTTAGGCATGTTTCTTTGGTGGAGTTAAAGGGGAATGGTATATGAGATATGGTATTGATGTTTCAGAGAATAACGGTGTTGTCGATTGGCAAGCGGTGAAGGATGCAGGGTATGATTTCGCTATTGTACGGTGCTCCTATGGCAAGACAGGCCGCGACGATAGGTTTCTCGAAAATGTGAACGGTGCTCATGCGGTAGGTCTGCAAGTGGGCGCTTATCACTATGGATATGGACTTACGCCGTATGAAGCAACGATTGAAGCCGATAACTGTAAGGAGGTAATCTCAGGAGCTGGAGTGCTCCTCGAGCTGCCTATCTTCTATGACATGGAGGATGCGGACGGTTATAAGTCTAGGCATGGGTTTGAGTTCTCTAGCGATAATGTGACAGGTATCTGCCGCGCTTTCCTCAACTGTATGTACCCACTTGATTGCGGTGTATACGCTTCGGAGGGATGGCTGAACAACTACATTGATTGGCAGTCGCTTGATTGTGCTGTGTGGAACGCTGCGTGGAAGAATGGGTATAACCCTACCGCTGACGATGATGGTACGGACGGTATCAAGGGTTTCATGTGGCAGTACACGGACAAGGCTATCATTGGCGATAAGGAGTTTGATGCAGATGTTATCTATGAATAAGCAGGAAATCAAGGATAAGGCTACTGGTTTTCTCGGTATTGTCTGGAAGAACAAAGATAAGGTGCTCTATGGCATCATCATTGTTTCTCTCCTTGCTATCTCTTTCATGTGTGGATGGCAAGCGTGTAAGAAATACGGTGCTAATCGAGTGGAAGTTCCCAAGGTTGTTACTGAGGTCAAAGAGGTAAAAATCCCTGTCGAATCGCAGAAAGAATCTGTTATTCAGTACGTCCAGAAGGAGACTCCTAACGACGCTGACGTAGAGATTCGCTCCGATAAGCCGCAAGTGGTAATTAACTACAACGGCAAAGAGACGGCGTTTGATACTCTTGACAACGAGACGCAGAAGTTTGATAAGGGTAAACTGAAAGTGGAACAGTCTAGTAAGACTACTCTCGACGTGACTCCCATCGTTGAACGTGAAGTACAAATTGCCGTGGAACAGAATACAAAGACACTCACCGAGCAGAAAGATAAAGAAGTCCAGCAAGTGAAGAAGGACGAAGCTAAAAAGCGTCATAAAAAGACGTTTGAATCGTTCCTCATCGGTGCTGGCATTGGTCTTATCGGTGGAGTTATGATTCCTTGACAAAATATACTGTACCCCTTCGGGGGTCTAAAAACGAGTTGATGCGATATGTTTAGTTGTGCGTTGAAACGGTTCTGTCGTAGGTGTATAGAGAACGCTTGCGACAAGTGGTGTTTCTGTCTTGCCTGTATCTATTGGGTAAACGGTAAGTGTACTGGTGACCCTTGGAAACGCGATGGAGCGTGGAAGAATTGCAGACAGGGCAGAAGGTGGAGACGTATGTATGAGATGCTACATGAAGATGATTAGGAGAGATTTGTTTGCGTAAAGATGGCGTGATTTGGTTTGATACGGAAAGAGGTAAATGGCGTGTCGGTATCGGTGTAAGGCAGAAGCACCATGTAGGACGCTATAAAACGTTGCACGAGGCTCAAGAGGCCCTCAAGGCAGCGACAAAGGGATATAAGTGCGGATTCAACTCTGCTATCGGGGTTGTCTGCTGAGAGGAGCGAGAGCTTCCTTCTTTTTTTGTATGGAAAAGAATATTATCTATCACGGTGACTGTATCGAGGGAATGAAGATTCTGCCTGATAATTCAGTTGACATGGTGTTGACCGACCCTCCTTACGGCACGACAAGAAATAAATGGGACACGGTTGTTGATATGGATGCGTTCTGGAAGGAAATTAAGAGGGTGACAAAGAAAAATTCTGCCATTCTCATTTTCACTCAGATGCCATTCACGGCAACGGTAGTTATGTCCAATTCTAAGATGTTCCGATATGAATGGATTTGTGAAAAAGCGAACTCAACAGGATTTTTGAACGCGAGACGAATGCCTATGAAGTGTCACGAGAATGTATTAGTGTTCTACGATAAGTTGCCTGTCTATCACCCTATTATGGGGCACGGTAAGCCGTATCGGTGTGGGCTGACAGACAGAAATAGTAGTAACTATAACGCGATGAAACGTTTCCGTAGTGAAAACCCTACTGGTACAAGATTTCCTCGCGATGTTCTAAAAGTGTCATGGAGAAGTGCGTTCGGAAAGACTCTTCATCCTACACAGAAACCTGTTTCTTTATGTGAATACTTCATCAAGACATACAGTAACGAAGGGGATGTAATTCTTGACCCATTTATAGGTAGTGGAACAACGGCTATTGCGGCTAAGAATACAAACAGGAACTATATCGGCTGGGAGCAGAATGATGCGTATTTTGAGATTGCGGAGGAGAGGTTGAAATGTTCGTAGGGTTACATAGGCACAGTCATTACTCAAAGAGAGATGCCATTGCTAAAATTCCAGAGATGGTTTCTCGAATCGGAGAGCTTGGACAAACTGCTTGGGCGCTGACAGACCACGGCACGACGAGCGGTCTTATGGAGGCGTACAAAGAGACAAAGAAGTACAACAAGGAGCACGGTACATCTATCAAGTTTATCTTTGGTATGGAGGGGTACTGGGTTCCTAACTATTACGTCAAAGAC